AGGAATCTTTAACATTATTCTAAGGAGGGCTGTGTACATTACACCATCCGCGGCGACCATTGATATTGATTTTATTATAGATCGAGGACCTTCTTTGGCTGCTAGTCTTTATTATTTGGTTGGAGCTGATGTGACTCAAACCAATATAATTTCTAGAGAGGTGCAGGAGGTGTCTCAAGCAAAGACTATACTTTCTATGACAGAATCTTCTGGTAGTGCAAATGTAATGGCCGGAATAACTTCGCTTGAATTTAGATCAGTTGCCAACTTAGTTTCTAAATCTTCCTTATAAATAGATATAATAACATTAGGATTAAATATGGCAATTTATACCGATTTAAATTTAGATTTTAAAATACACCCAAATACAAAAAATTTAGTTTTAAGTAAAGATGATTTGGCTATCCAGAGGGCTGTTGCATATTTATTATTAACTAACAAGGGAGATCGGTTATTTGAACCGGATATTGGATGTGATATAAGGGGCCTATTATTTGAACCGGCTACCATTTCTACTGCATATGATATTGAGACTACTATACATGAAACTATTACTAATTTTGAACCTAGGGTGAATATTATTTCAGTTAGTGCGCTCCCAGCAGTAGATCGAAATTCATATGAAATTTCGATTAAATTTAAGGTTATAAATAAATCAACGGTGCGTAATTTAGAGTTTACGCTAGAGAGATTACGGTAATGGCATCTAAAATCAATAAAATTAATGTAGCAGAATTGGATTTTGATAACATTAAAACCACCCTTACAGAATATTTGCGACAACAGGAAGAGTTTACAGATTATGATTTTACTGGTTCTGGGCTATCAGTCCTTATAGACCTTTTAGCATATAATACACATTATAATGCATATTATACTAATATGATTGCTAATGAGATGTTTTTAGATAGTGCGGCTGATAGAAACAACGTTGTTTCTAGAGCAAGACAATTGGGATATGTTCCATCTTCTTCTCGCGGAGCAGAAGTCTCAGTTAATGTTGTTATAGATCAGCCCAATCCGACCTCCACGGGGGGAGGAGGAATTTCTTCCCTGACTATAGTAAAGGGGCATCCGTTTATAACAACAATTGAGGGCACTCCGTACACGTTTTTAGCAAAATCTTCTGTTAATATGGAACTTAAACCTGATCCGGATCCTACGGCTCAGCAGGGCAGTAAAATATTTACGGGCGATGTTGATCTTGTTGAGGGGATTCAATTTGACATTAGTTACATAATGTCGTCCAATCTTAGCAAGAAGTATATTATTCCTAATTTGGGGGTAGATGTTAGTTCTATTTCTGTTCTCGTAAGAGATTCTGTTACAGGAACGTCTGCAACTTCATATACACTAGCATCTAATTTGGTCGAAGTGTCTGGAAGCGATACTGTGTATTGGTTGGAAGAAGGTCCTGATGGAAAATATCAGTTGTATTTTGGGGATGGTATTATTGGGAAAAGCCCAGAAGCGGGTAGCGTTATTCAAATAACATATAATATATGTAATGGTGAACTAGGTAATGGTTCTAGGATATTTAATATCACTCCTATTCCATATCTATATGGAACTGAAGAGATTCCCCGTACTGCAACCGAGGGTGCTATAGTGACAACATTAAGCGATTTTGCTTCTGGGGGAGCGTCTAGAGAATCTATAGGTTCCATTAAATATCTTGCTCCTCTGTCGTATGAAACTCAAGGAAGGGCAGTTACTGCTGAAGATTATAAATCTAGGTTGCTACAAGAATATAGTGACATAGATTCGATACGGGTGTGGGGAGGCGAAGAACAAACGCCCCCCGACTATGGGGCAGTATATATTTCCATTAAACCTAAATCAGGATTGGTGTTGACTGATTCTCAAAAAACTTCTATAATCAAAGATATTTTAGATAAAAATAGTGTCGTTTCTGTTAGAAAAACGATTGTGGATCCCGAATATATTCATCTTATGTTGACTGTAATTGTGAAATATGATAGTACGATAACTACATTGACTCAAGACACATTGAAAGCGTTGTCCTTACAGACCCTATTATCTTTTGGCCAAACTGAATTGGATCAATTTGAGTCTTATTTTAGATACTCGTCTATATTAAGAGAACTTGATCTTTCCGATTCTGCCATCACAAATAGTTTAGTTGATGTTAAGCTCAAAAAACATATTACCCCCACCTTTACGAAAAAAGAAACACATGTTGTTGATTTTGCAAACCCCATATACAATCCTCATTCTGGGCATAGAGGTGCTATTACTAGTACCTCTTTTGTGTATAATGATAGTAGAAACTCTGTCGTTACTATTACTGATAGGGGTACCGGAAGGTTAATTTTAAGTGAAGTTGGAACCGGTAGGGAGGTGATCAATGATATTGGGAGTGTAGATTATGATACGGGAACATTAACTATTCGACTAGATCCTAAATCTGCGAGTGACAATATAATATCAATTACTGTGGTTCCAAAACATCGTGATGTTGTGACCAATACTAATCAAATTCTTTCTCTCGCCTCTGAAAACATAACTATACAAATGGTTGATGATTCTTCTTCTGGTCAGGGAACAACGACTAATCCTAATTATATATAATTAGATAGGATGATATTTTATAAATGTCCATTAAAATAAAAACCTCATCTGTTGTTCAAAGTCAGGCACCAGATTTTGTTAAAAGTGACTATCCGTTGTTTCTTCGATTCTTAGAGTCGTATTATGAGTATATGGAGCATAAAAGCCCTCCAATAATATTGGATCTGAATGTTAAAGTTCCAGTTTTTACTCTTTCTCAACCCAATATAGATAATTATGGCCCTTCTCATTTTTCGATGGGGGAATTAGTAGAACAGCGGGCCGACATTAACAATCCTGGTGTGGTAACTGGAACCGGAGAAGTGTTTGGGATTAATTTGGATGGAGATATTCCTACTCTTTCGTTGATCAATATTTCTGGTCGAGATAAAAAATTCATACCTTTTACTATAGGTATGGAGGATCCAAATTTATCAGTAATTAGGGGGGTTGAAACTGGCTCTACTGTTACTTGTAAATCTGAAGTGAAAAGTAATATAGCAGGGGCACTAAATGCTTCTCATAGTCTATTAGATTATCAAAATTTTGATACTACTCTTGATGAATATATGGAATTCATTAAGAAGGAATTTTCGCCCACTTTTCCATTGACACTCGATCCTGATGTTGATGCACGAAAGGTGTTTATGGGATTGAGGGATTTTTATCGAAGTAAGGGTACTGAATCTTCTTATAAGTTTTTGTTCAGGGCACTTTTTAATGAAGAAGTCGACCTTTACTTTCCAGAAAAGAATGTGCTGCGTGCTTCGGGAAGATTGCGAAATCAGTTTCCATCAGAATATGAGTCACAGACACCACAAAGAACCAGTATTAAATTAAATGTTATAGCAGATGTTATTTCTGAAACTAAACAATTATCTTCAGGAACTATAGTTCCAATTTCAGACTTAAAAGGCCGAACTATTTTAGGTAAGACTTCTGGCGCAACAGCAGTAATTGATAATATTTACAAACTGCAATATCCTACTCGGGCTGTGATTGGTATTGAAGGAATCAATGTGATCGGCGGCCCGTTTCATTCCTTCGAGAAAGTGACTACGGTAAATGTTCCAGGAGAGATAGATATTGATAATTGGAATATTTTGGGTGGTGTAGGTACTGCCGAGCTTATTGATTCGGGCACAGGATATTCTCTTGGCCAAAAGGCGATTATTACTGGTGGTGGTGGAACTGGAGCTGAAGTGAGGGTGTCGGAGATTGGAAAAGTTGGAGAGATAAAGAGATTGGAAGTAACAAACCAAGGTGTTGGATATTCTTCAGAAATACCAATCAATGTTGACCTATCTTACTCTGATATACATTCCGAATCTTCATTTACTACTGGTGGTGTTAATGTTTCGTTGAATGAGCCCTTTAGGTTTGACGACCCAATACTTATGCTATCTCCTGACGATAAATTGGGAAGAGGAAATACAGCATTATCTGCGCTATTATCTTCCGACCCCTGGCAAGGTAATATTAAAGATCTTGGAGATCTTGTTCCATTGGCAGGTGTGTCGCGAAAGAATTCTAAACAATTTATCAGTTTTGATGTTTGGCTCCCCGACTTTACGGCCTGGTCCCAGGCCTGGCTCTCCGGGCCTCTTCTTGATTTCACTAATGTTCCGGGCAGGGATAATGTGGATGCAGATGGTGGTGGGGGATATGTTATTGGGGCCCCGAAGATGTTAGATGTTTCTGGTGAAAACAAACATGCAGTTGCTCCAAGAGTCAATAGCTTGGGATATACTCTTAATACTGCCAATTTATTTTATGGAAATAATCACGACCTTAGTGTCGATTCGATTGCAGGAAGAAGCTCGTTAAATATTAGAATTTTAGATGATACTGTAGCGGAGACTACTCCCGGCATTGGGTTACAAAGCCATGATGAGGTTTCAATACAACGTAATCAAACTTGGAATTTTTGGTATAAGCCCACATCGAATGTTGCGACCGGGGGGAGAATTATTGCAAGAGATTCTGGTTGGCCAGACGCTAATGGATTTTTTGCATTATCAGTAAACACTTTTCCTGCGGTGGATGCAACTGGCTATTGGGATACGGCGAATCTAGATTTTCATACAAGAACGACATCTCCTCTTGACCCGTCAACTCCAAATTATGCTGCTCATATTCCAGATGGTCTTCATCAAAATGAATGGCACATGTTTACAATAACAGAACATTATGATCGTTTCGGGACTCTTCCCGGAGAAACATCATTATACATCCATTATACGGATAGTGTTACTCCCACATATGTCAATACTTTTACTACGATTACTGGAGCAAATTCATTTGTTGCGGATAATGGAGAAAAGTGTGCAGTAGTTCTTGGTGGAATAAGTGATGGTGTGGATAAAAATTCTGCTAATGTTTATGGTGGTCATGGTGCAGCAGGGTTATATGATGAGTTTAAATTTTATGATAGGCCTATAATTAAAAAGGTGGCCGATAAATTATTTAGAAATCCTGGGGAAGTTAAATCCCTTACTGGAGATTGGTTTGTTTCTCTTACAGAAGATGTTTCTAATAATATTTTTCATCAAGCCTATTCTTTATTCAATGAAAAGGATGCTAAATATAATTATTTCACATATGGAACAGATGCAGATCACATTTTAGGAGAATCTGCTCCTACTTGGACGACATTAGTTAATCCAAGTAAAATAGTAACTGCTAATGGCCATGATCATGGAGGTTCTGTTGGATTTGAAAATAGAGATTCTTTGGGGCTTAGTGCTGATGAATATGATTTGATTAATTCAACTAAAAGCATAAATGATCGAGCATATGATCCGGGTGCAAAGTTTAAAATAACATCTCGTTCTATGAATGCAAGTGATGCATCTACAATATATCACCACTCTTTTGGAACACAAATTGTTAAGCGAGATTCTATACCTGGAGCTGTCCCCAAATTTGGGGAATCTGTTCTCAGAATAGTAAATTCAGCAAACGCATCAGGCTCCGTATCTGGCACCGGGCAAGTTCAGAATAGGTATAGTAATACTACTGTTACTATTGGCGCGAATCACGGTTATCATGAAAAGAGTAGGGTCACTTTAAATACTACCAAAGACAGTCCATGGTCATTTCCATTTTTAAGTTTTCCCAACAATAAAAGGTACATATTATCGTGGTATTATAAAACCTCAAATGGACACTTGTTTGATTCCGGGGTAAATCATCTGCCCGCTGCTTCTGGTTTAAGTTCTCCCACAGTTAAATTTATTGTAAGTGATGGTCATCAAGATACCACAAATCAGAGATATGCAGTAATCACAAAGCCAGGCGCAACTCTTTCTAGTTTAGGTGTGGCTGCCTCCAATTCAAGCTATCATAATTGGGTTCGTGATCATATGATTCTTGATTTTGCATCTGCCGCTAGTGTTACTGGTGGGGTAGGAGATGCCAACACTAGTGCGACTATTGTTACAGGAACAGATTCTGCGTCAGGAACTTTAGCTAGGAATAATATTATTGAAGGATTTATTGAATTTAGCATATCGGCTAATGACGATGGTTCTGGAGGAAGAAGTTGGAATACTTTGGTGGATTATTATGATGAAGTTTACATTGATGGCGTGCAGCTAGAGGAAGTTGAATCAACAGTCAACTTTCCCACAACATACAATATTTGGCCTCGTAGTTATCCAGAAAATATATTCAATTTTGTTCCCGATACGACAGCAACATCTAATACTAAACTTGTGGTGTCTGGTCCTGAAGTGCATTTTAGTTACGCCAATAATATTCCATATGATAAGAAGGCATTATATAAAATATCGGCCCGCGTAAATGGTACTGCATATGGAACAGGAAACATTTCTGTAGGTGTTATTGGAATAGAACATGCTGATGGTGTGGGAAAATATGTCACCCTTGGTGAAAATTATGATGCCTTTTCTTCAGGGGTTTCTAGATATGAGGCACCTATTGCACAGTCTAACATGACCTTAAATACAGGAGGTGGTTGGACAACAATCAATGCATATTTTCAAGGAACACAGACTAAGAATTATATTCCTAGGGCATATAGATCTTTTGAGGCCAATAATTATGCTTTTGGGTCTGTTGTTATGTCTAATGGTTTAGGAACAAATGAAACAAGCACACCACCATATTCAATATTTCTTAGAGGTCGGTCGACTGGAGGCATTGGATATGCAAATGCTGTAATCGATACCACATTAGGATACGGTGGAACATCAAGTCTTCGACATTATATTCCTACTCAGAATCCTTGGGAGCCTCGGTTTGTATCTTTTGCAAATTCATTGGCAATTAGTGGTACGGATGAATATGTAGGTTCTGCTTGGGGTGATGATGATGGGGCGGATTGGGTGATCAAGATCCCTAAAGCAAAGAGATGGATATTTTCTTATTATGCTCGTTCAAATAGTGCAGCAGGATTTCCAACATCAACGGGGTTAAGTACACAACTATATCTTAGAAATTCTGATAAACCTGAAGCGAACGTGGCTTTGATTGCTGGTGTGGCTCCTGCGATTACTGTTGCTGATACGTGGCAGAGATTTTCAGGAGTTCTTAATTTTACGCAAAGTTCTGAGCTTGATGCCTCTGATCATTCTAACTGGGTGACTGTCATTGATACTTATGCCAATTCTTCTATAACATCATTTACTTCTGCTCATGCGCTTAAAGGAAGTGATGTTAATCAAATTATTCTTAATGTTGGTCCAAGTGCATCTGTAGGTGGGACTGGATTGAATACGGACGATTCTGGAAATACTGTATGGTATGATGGATTTATGTTGGAGGAACAAGCCAACACTCTTATCACAACTCCTTCAGAATATTATTCTGGTAATTGGAATGGACCCGGGTTTGGATATTTAAATCCCGCACCATTAGGAGAAGAAACGACCCATATTAGACCGTATATAGCATTCAATCAGGGCCCGGGTTATACTGGATATGATACTATAGATCTTGATTATGTTAAGTTGGAGTATGCAACTAACGCTACCGCAACTCTTGGGATTACAGGTAACTATATTGGATTGGGGAGGCAGGTGGATACAACGGCTGAGATTAGTGGCAGGCAGAGATTATATGATAATAATTATTATCAAATCTTTTCATATCTAATTAAGTCTGGTGTTTCTGTTGATAGATATGAGAGTATTGTTAAGCAGTTGGTGCATCCTGCGGGTATGAAAATGTTTGGGCAAGTGTTTCTAGAAAGTGAAATGGATTCAATTTGGCCACATAGTTCTGAATTTGGTCCCGGACAAACAGCAGAAATGTTTCCCACTAATGCTGCATTGCTTGATTCAAATATAGATGGTATTTTCGGTGGAGTTGCACAAATACTTAGATCATTTTTCTTTGGACCCCAAACAATTTCTGAACTTGGTGGGGATACTTTAATAGCAGGAGAAAATTCTTCTGTGATATGGGATTTTAATCCTGGAGATAACGATTAATGGAAAATAAAAAAACCTGGCGGGGTCTCCCTTTTTTATCAAGCTCAACTTCAACTTCAATTGGCAATCCAGGAGAGGGAAAACATAGATCTGAAATTATAGCATTTGGTGCACAATCAAAATGGTCGTTAGATTCATCAAGCATTGTTATAGCCCTCGATTCAAGATCACCCACTTGGGAAATAGGGGGTGAGGAGGTGGTGCAAGGAAACCTTCTTTCGTTTGGTTATCATTCGATAGTAAGCGCAGATGTGCCTTCCGCGGTTCCCCCTGGAACGGCGAACTTTTACTTTAGGGATGCGATATTGCCGGAGGGAATTCTTCCCGCTATGATCGGGTCCAAAAATAAATTTGTTAGAATGAAGGTGCGAAGGTTGTCAGCACCAATTAAAGCCAATACTGGTTCTCAAATTTATAATAGTGTTGGCCTGCAATACAAATCTGCTGCTAATATTCCATCACCAATTTTTATTCCTAATAATTTAGAATCAACCGAACTGTCTTCAGGCTCTGGTGAATGGAAAATTTTTGAGTGGAATTTAGCTTATCCTATGATAGCGAATACTGTTACAATGGGAATAGAATCGTATACGAAAACTATAGACAATAACACAGACATAAATCTTTGGACGAATACTGTTGTTAGGGGAATGCGATTTTTATTCGATGCATATAGAAGTTCAGAAAGATTTTCTTATGTGTGGAAACCAAAAAGATTAATCAGTCCTGCTATGGCCATAAAAGAATTTCCTTCATCCACAGGTCAAGAGCTTTGGCCCGCGCCGTCAGGAAACAAAAAAATTGTTAGGTTGACTGCAAATGTTTCTTATTCTAGAGGAACTACCGTTGTTACAAATGAATCGGCCTCCCCCGTTCATGTAGATATGCCCCAGGTTGCCACCGAACTGTTCGGGGGTGACACTACCGCACTCTTTAATTATGTGCAGGAAAACTTAGTTTATGTATTTGGGAACCCTCTTGCTAGTGATATTCGGTTAACAACCGATGGCCGTAGTTCAGGTGGGTTTGCTACCCTACCCCAAACAAATCATTTTCTAGATCCTCCCGGCATTGACATAATAGTATATTATAAAAAAACAGACGGAACTCGATCTACTATTAGACATGATTTTAGTGGTACCCTTCCCGGTGTTGCAGATACCTTGTGGGATAGTTTGGCCAACGATGTCCTGCCGATCCGATTGACCTTCAGCAGCATGGGCACATTAGGCTCTGCTAACTGGGCAAGTAATTGGAATGGAGAAAAATGGAGGAGTGGAGATGCAGTCGAGCTTGATTTTACTAAGCTGATCGGGATGAGTGGTGTTGATGAAATCGATAGCATTGAGGCTATTGTTGTGAGTAAAAAGAATCACCAACAAGAGATAGGAAATCCTAATAATAGAAATATATTATATGTGGATAGTGTTGCTCTTCATTTGTCTGACGGGACCGAAGTTAGAATTCCTGCATCAGAGGCCATATATCAAACGAAATGGTTTGGAACATTAAGTGGACATATAGATCCGGGATTAAATATTAATCATACTGGATCCTATGTTGCTATGCCATATACAGGAGATTTGGTGTTTCCTGGAGGGCAGTCTTTTGATGGTTTCATGATGGATGAAACGTCAAATTACAAGTTGGCGACTACTAGAGGACTAACTTCCCATAGTGGACCCTTAAAATTAGTTCCTGGATTGACTGATGATTATAAAGTTATAGATATGGCGACCCCCAGAAGATCGTGGATTCATTCCCAAGATGAATTGTTCCCTTGGTCCGATCCTGTTCCAGATCCACAGAACCCTGGAGGATTTCAGGTTGTTTCTGATAGTATTGATGCGGGTTTAAGAGATTTATTATTGTTGACCCAGAATACTGCTTTTGATTTTGATTATACTGACGGTCCAGGAGGGTCTCCACTAGTATTATTCAGACCCAACTTAGAATTACTGGAAGGGGAAAGAATACATGGCCCCAAGGCTGCACATCTTGCCGCAGATAGCAATTTTCATCTGACCATATTAGACCATGATGATATAAGAAATACTAACACTCAATCATATTCCCTTTGGTATAAGCCCACTTCAGAAAGGGTTGGAAAGTATTATCCTGGTTTGGCTTCGGCTTCAACAACAATGGCCGAAGCAGCAAGAATTATTACACGGGACAGAAGCGAGTTTTGGTCTTTGGCTGCACATCATGGAAAGAATTGGATGCCGGCTGCGTATTCGACTTTTAATAAGAATCCCGATGATTATATTATTCATAATTCCACCGTGAGTGAACCCTCAACCACTCTGGCCAATAAACATTATTTAAATTATAATAGTGATAACCGGATTGAAAGTCTTACTGTAAATACTTCATTTGGTCTGTTTGGCAATTCGAGTCTAGAAGCTACTAGTAAAAATGAGACCGCCGATGCGGCGCAGCCTTTATGGTCAAATGCTCCATTTACTTTAGGTCCTAGAAGGGTAGGCCATCGAGCCAATTATGATTCGTATTTTAATCCAGATGTAATACGAATACCAAAAGGAAAGCGTTGGATCATTTCATACTATGCATATACTGATGGTCCAGGTGGCGGGAGCCAATTAGTTCTACATGGAAAGGATAGTGAAAATCCTGCATCTAAAGTATGTAAAGCTATGGCGACGACTTCGAGCGCGCATACTGGCATCCCTGGTTCATCTGGAACAATAACCACGCCAGGAACGTGGCAAAGATTTTCTGCGGTTGCTGATTTAAGTGTGGACTCCATAATGACGGGAGCAGATGGATACGGTGGAAGCCTAACATATGGTAATATTGGTAGACATGAAACGAAAAGAAATGAAGTTGATAGTTTAAGCATTAGACTTGATGTAGATACCGCAGCCAATACAGTATTGTTCGATGGAATCATGTTAGAGCAACAGCCTGATACAGGTATTACTACTCCTTCAGACTTTGTTGCACCAAGCGAATATCTAGATTTATATTTTTCTGGAATATCAAATACGATTAATGGTGGTTCTGCTAGCGACACACACGCCTTGGATTATTTGTTGACTTCTAGTGTGGCTAATCAAATATCATCGTTTACTGCTGGTGGATTAAAACTAGATGCCTGGAACTATATTGCACTTACGTTTGACTATGATACAAGTAACACTTCAATATATGTGTACAATGTCGATGATGGACTTACATATGCAAACACATTTGAGTTACCAAGTTCTTATACTGCAAATGTTGGAGCAGCCCCGAATTGGCCCACAAGCGCATCAGTTTATCCTGGAACAGAAGGTCGCGGAGTGGCTCTTGCGGGAGGCGTCGAATCGGCCAATGCTGTTGGTGGGCTAATTTCTTCGGCTGATACTCTATCTGCTTTAGGAACATATGACAACATTAAATATTGTGCCAGAACACTTTCTTACGATGAAATAAATGATGCATTTTATACCAGAGATGAATATGTTACTGGCCCTACATATGAGATAGATTGGGTGGAAGTATCTAATGATCCTTTTGAAGATGCGTTGGCCAATAAACGAATTTCAGATACGACTGTAGATATGGCTGGTCATCAGCCCGAGATCGAAGTGTTTGTTCCTCCGTACACATTATATGTAGCAAATTCTACCTACACTTTAGATAACGATAGTGGGCAACAAGGAACAGGCACAATATATAAGGTGACTTCCAATACTCAGGATTTTCATACGGTCGAAGTGACCCCATATGCACAATCAACCTTCATTTTAGCCGAAACTGATAGTAGTCATTTAATAGGTCCTGTTCATATGGTTGCAGACAAGGCCGATAATCTTTTTGCATTATATTACGAAGGGACTTCTGGGGCTGCTGAACCCAATTACGGTCAATCGTGTCATATATATCAATTTACCGCAGATTGTAATACATATAATATATCACATTCTACTCATGTTAAGGTTTATAGTGGAAATAGAACATCCATTCCTGTTGCCTCGCCCGGCCAATATAATTCTCAATTAAATGTTTTAGAGGATAGTTATGATCCATATGGACAGAATGGATTTGATTTAGATGAATCTACAGGTGCATTGTATTTGGGTAGTCCAAATAGTTATCGCTCTGAATCTTCCAATTCTGGAATCAGATCTAGTAGTCTAAATGATCCATATAATCAAACCGGAAATATAATTAAAATTATTCCATCGACTCTAGGTTATGAAAAATCTTCTGTCATAGAGATTGCAAATTCAATAACGACTGGCCACAGTTGTCGGGTAAGTAAAGTGTTTTCTGGTCCTGAAAATTCTGTGTTTTACATATATGAGGACACTAATTTCTATCCCCCCAGAAAAAATCTCAATCAACTCATACATACTGGTATAGACAATATATATAAAAATATTGAAGTTATGGGAACCAACAGTTCGGTTCCATATACAGTTAACGCGAACACAGTTTCTTCTTTGTCAAATGGTGTTGGTGACGTTAAAGCAATGGTGTTTGGTTTAGATGGATCTTTGTATGTAAGTCGAGCAGCATTGCGGACTGAATATGGGGGAGGTAATGATTTGCCTTTTGGGGAAAATCTTGGGTGGATATTTAGAATTGTTCCTGATGAGAGGGGCAGTTATGCTGTAGAAGATTCTGAAATTACTATTATTGCAGAAAATGTGGGTGTAGTTAATTCTCTTGATGTTAGTGATATTAATAACATCTTTGCATTTTCGTCCAGTAATAATGTGACTTATGATGCCAATACGATTAGCACTCCGATATATCATTTAACTCCCAATACTGTTCCTGGGTTATATCAATCTTTTGTGGTGATGGAGGGGGCTTCTGTATCGGCCTCAAATACAGGAACGGTTATGAGGCCAAGTTCAGAAAATACAAATTTTGATGGACTTAATCTTTCAGGGGCCCCGTTGTCTGGAACTATATTAGCATCTTCTAGAAAAACTATGAATGTGTATTCGTCTGATGGTGCTTCTACTGATACAGATTATTTGTATGAAGGCGCATTGTGGATAAAATCAGTTTATTCCAACACAGTAATTCGTATTACTCCAGATGCCAATGGGTCATATTCGTCGGCTTCGGCAAATGTTCATGGAATTATGGGGACTGGATATTTAAGTGATGGGAGTTGGTCGAGTATTTCTAATAATGGTGAAGGATTCATGTCACCTATTGCATTAAAGAAGGTGTGGAGATAAAGTTTAATTTAAATCAACCTGTTATACTAAATAGTGATAACGGTATCTTTTTTCTTTGGAGTATATAAAATATGCCCGCAGTTATAACTAATAATTTTCGCTTACTAAATGCTCGAAATTTTGTAGATAGTTTCCCGGCTTCTGCAAACTCTTCTGTATATCTATACATAGGAAGAACACATAGTTGGGATAAGAACCCCCATACACATGCTCCAACGTATAGTGATCAGAACGTTCCTTCTCCGGACAACTCATTTAAAAATAATGATTATATCATTTGGGATACTTTAACCTCATTAGTACAACTAGCCAATACTGATGTATCTTTTGCCACGAAAAAGGTGACATGGGCTGGTGGGAGGACATATGAAAAATGGAATGATACAAATAGTAATTTGGTAAATTTAACTGATGGTGCTTCTGATTTCTTTGTAATAAACAGTAGCAATGAAGTTTTTAAGTGTTTGGATAATAATGGGGGCGCCCTTTCGTTGAGTGAGCCACAGCCTGATCCGGCTTCAGTCGCATCACTATATTATGCGGCTGATGGTTATGTGTGGAAATACATGTACAAAATACCATCAGAGTATAATACTAAGTTTACTATGAATAATTATATGCCAGTAAGAACCCTTACTGTAGCTGAAAGGGCTGCAATGGGATCCAACGACCCGTGGATAGTATTAAAGGACATTCAAGATGCGGCAATTCCAGGAACGATTGATAGTGTAACTTTAACTGCTCCAGGATCTGGATATCCAGGATCAAACGGTACGATTGGTACCATTGCCTCAGACGGTGTAGATTTTACGTTGCCATTACTTCCATCATCACCTAGTTTGTGGGACAATAATATTGACAACCGCTTTGCTAATAGTACCATTATAATATCAAACTCCACATTTGAAACGTCTACAACAGTAGAAACGTCAGACGCATCTGATGGATCCATTACAATAGACGCTTCGGCGAATCCTAATATAATTACAGGGTCGGCCCATCAATATACTTATATAATGGGCCCAGAAGCAAAGATTATAGGCGATGGGACAGCTGGATTGCTTTATGCAACAGTTTCTGTTCCATCTGGAGTAACAACTTCAGAGGGCCCCATTAGTGCAGTTGGGGTAGCAAATAGTGGATATGGTTATACCTTTGCTGATATTGAGATTGTTCCTGTTGATAATCAAAAAGCGCCGCCCGTCAGTCAAGTTTCCCCTCCTGCTGGCCAGGGCGCCCGGGCTACTTCAATTTTATCTCCGCCCGGAGGGCACGGGTCTGATCCTGTTCGCGAGTTATCTGCGTATCATGTGGCCATTGCGACTGAGCTTGTGAATGAGGGTCATAATGGTACGCTGATTGTGGGGTCTCAAGATTATAGACAGATTGGAATAATAAAGGATGCTAAAATATTCGGAGGGGCTCATATAGCCAATTCTGCTCCTGGATATGATCAAACGTTAAGAATTGTTGCAAACAGTTCATCTATTGGGTCCAGTACACTTTGGGTTCCTGCCCTAGATGAAATGTTAATAGGGGCGACAAGCAATGCTATAGGAATTGTGGTTGACTATGATCAACCTGCTATTACGGACTCGATTATAAGGTTGACTGGGGTGCGGGCCAATAGCACCGGGGGAAGTTTTGAAGCAGAAGAACTTTTACATCCATATTCCTTTGAGACAGGAAAGGATGAAGCAAAGGCTTTGCGGGCGAATACTCTGGGATATCTTGGGGTAGGTGCTTCTATTATTTCCCCAGATTTAGACAAATACACGGGGTCAATTATATACAATGAAAATAGGTCTCCCATATCAAGAACTTCTGATCAGAAAGAAGATATTAAGATTCTTGTTGAATTCTAAAGGACAATTATAAATGCCTAAAATAACATCACAGACCCCATATAATGATGATTTTAATGAAAGCAAGAATTATCATAAAATTCTTTTTCGACCTGGATATGCAGTTCAGGCTAGAGAATTAACTCAACTTCAGAGCATTTTAGAATCACAGCTTTCGCACCATGGTCGATCTCAATTTCATAATGGAGATGCTGTGCTGGGCGGCCAGACCGCATTTTTGAGGGATGTAGAACACATTAAAGTTTATGATCATATTGGGGCAGGAAATGATAATACTAGTGCTAAATTAGATTTAAGCGATCTTTTCAACACCACTACAGGTCGGGGTGTGGTTATTAGCAAAGGAGAACATACCAAAGGACAGCGAGATAGTCGAAGAAAACCCAGAGCAACAGTAATGGCAGTTGTAGAAAATAATGGTTCAGATCCTGCAACATTGATTGTACAATATGCAAATAGCTGGAGGTTTATGGCCGGAGATGCAATAGTTGTCTCTAATATTCCATTAGAAACCTCAGATCCTGATCACATTGTTGTTGCAAGAGTTCGTGATGAAAACTATGGAGGCGATCCTACTCCTACAGGACCTGCTTCTTTATTCACAGTCGAACCTGGAATTTATTTTATAGATTCAACATTCATTAGAACTCCTCGACAATCTATAGTTTTAGGTAAGTATACTGACAGACCAACTTATGCTATTGGATTTATTAAGTCTGATGAAATTGTTACAGATGCTGATGATTCCACTTTGTTAGATAATGCCTCTGAAAGTTATAATGTCAATTCTCCTGGCGCCCATCGGTTAAAAACTAGCATAAAACTTGCTGTTCATCCACTTTCAGATGGAATTACCCTTCCGTCGGCCGGGGCTGTGGGTTTCCACACTATATTTAAAATTGCTAATGGTGTTCCTATCATTGAAGATATAACCACGCAAAATTCTGAGTTTTTAAACTTATTGGCAGAGAGAACGCATGATGAGAGTGGAAATTATTCAACAGTTCCTTTTAGGGTTGATGTTCTAGAGGGGGCCACCAGTTCTATTATTGCAAGTTCCGCAGAACTTCAATCGGTAGTTACGGGGCTTGCCCAGAACGATGACGACATTACACAGACCACCGCGCCTGAAGGGGGAACGCAATATGGGCCCAAGGGGAAAGGCAAAAAGCGGGGCGGCCGCCGTGGCGGCGCCGGGTTCCGAAGACTACAGCAAGCCTTTAATGCCTTTTCAGTCACTCAGCCTACTGAGGCTGATAAATCTAATTTTAGTGTGAAAATTAATCCAGGAACCGCATATGTTAAGGGATATAAAACTAGACTCAATGAACCTTTAATTTTAACTGCTCCTAAGGCAAGAACGACAAAAACAGGAGTCGCCAATAATAATTTGGGATTTGGATTATATTTTAAAATTAAGGATCCGTCAGAACCCGGACTTTGGAACGTATCAAATTTGGAAGTGGTTAATTTTCATCTAGGTAATGTGGCTAGCTTAACTTCACAACAGGTGAAAGATTCTACGCGGATAGGTCAGGCCCGGGTTACTGACATGCAAGTGAAAACATTTCCTGAGGGTGAGGCGGAAACTGTTTATTATCACCTCCATATGCTTGATATGAGAACGACCCCTATTCAAAATACTGCTGGAGAAAGTGATTCTACTAGCATTATCTGTTCAAACTTAACCCCGACTGACACTAATCAATATGTTGGTGGATATATCAAGATGATTGGGGGCCCTGCTAATAATGAAGTGCGTAGAATTGTTGGATCGACCACCGGAGGTGTGATTAATGTAATTCCAGCATTTAGCACAACTCCAACTGGAACTGGCGCGGGTTTTGGTAATAATTTTCAAATCACTTTTGATAGCAGCTTTGTAGGGTGTATTGCAAATACTGTTGTGGATTCGGCTATGGCAGATGTTGCTAATGTTGGGAAGGTGGGCACAGTATCTACAGGAGAAACAATATTATACGGAAGAAATCAAACCAAGAATTATGTTCCGATAGGACCTGAGGTTATTTCTTCTATTGATGGGGTATCATATGATATTGTGTATAGAGACAGCCAAACTCCTGCTGGTGCGGTGGTTAATTTTCCTAGACGCAACGTTAATGAAACTATATCAACCAATGATAATGATCATATTTTTACAGGCGGGCCCGGGGCGTCCGGGATATTATCACCAGTTTCAGTTGATTCTGATGGTTCTGGTGGAATTGATGTTACGTTTGGCGTTTCCCCAGGAACAGACGTTATAGGCATATTGAGGGCCAAGACGAACACTCTTGCCCGACAACTGTTCTCTAACATACAAGGTCCTAGATCAAATACTGATGTTGTCTCTGGAGCTGCGGGTGCAGTTAGCTTAAATGATACGCTACAAACAGCCAGAGGAATTGGGCTTGTTGTGATTGACACTCCAAATTTGATTACGAGCGGTCTTGATAATTTAGGAATACCTAACGTATATAACATACATAAAATTATTGATACTGGAGATATTGGAACCCCTCCAGCGTGGAATGGAGATGTTTGGGATGCAACAAGAAGCAGACATTCGGATGTTACTTCTAATTATGTGTTAGACTCAGGGCAGCGTGATTCACATTTTGATTACTCTTCAATCCGATTAAAGCCTAATGTGACTCCTCCTGGAGGACAACTTTTAGTCCTATGCGATTTTCTAGAGCCGCCCCTTGGGGGAACTGTACCGCAGTCTGGTTTTTTTGATGTAGAATCATATGTGGGTGCTATTGCATATGACGATATTCCAGTCTATGAAGATTCTTCTGGAATAAGATCTCGTCTACAGAATGTTATGGATTTCAGGCCTGTGAGAAAGGCCAATAACGTTGTGGGCTCTCCAGTAGACATCTCAATAAATCAACCATTTCATAATACCAAACGATTTCCAAAGGTAGATGGTGTATTAGACATAGACGAAGCTTCACATTTCTTGTCTCGAATAGATCATATTGTATTAACTTCGACCGGAAGATTTCAACATATTTCGGGGGTTCCTTCTGATTTTCCTGTGCCCCCGGAAAACGATGATGATAATCTATTGCTTTCGACCTTGAGGGTTCCAGCATACACATTTAGTTATAAAGACATTATAATTGATCCTGCGGAAAATAAACGTAAAACAATGAAAGATATTAACAAAGTTGCTCGGCGTGTTGATAGATTGGAATATTTCACTTCATTGAATTTGTTGGAAAAACAAGCTGCCGATATGAATATTATTGATTCTACTGGAGCTTATACGAGATTTAAGAGTGGAATTCTTGTTGATAATTTTACAGGCCATGGGGTAGAGTCTCAAAGTGCTGGGGATTATGGTTGTTCTATGGATAGAGCGCGAAGGGAGCTTCGCCCAGCATTCACGATGCGTGAATTTAGATTTAATTTTGATGCTATTAACAGCCAAACGACTCGGAGAACAGGTGAAATTGTAACTTTAAATTGGACTCCTGTTGAATGGCAGAAACAATTAGCGGCTACACATGCAATATCTCCAAATCCATTTTCTTTAAAAAGTTATTTTGGTACTCTTATACTACAGCCGACTGAAGATGTTTGGTTTGAAACGAGACATAAAGACCCCGTGGTATTTAATCTTGCTGGAGATAATGATAATTTAGAATTCCTTGTTGAACACCTAAACAATAATTTACCAATTGGTACTGATTGGGATCAATGGGAAACAAATTGGCTCGGAGTTAATGAAGCAACCAATGTTGAATTTGGTGTAGGTTCTTATGTTGGATCTTGGTCTAGGCGACATTGGAATAATGAAACTGTAACTACTACTGATACACATTTTGGTGTGATGACTAGGCAGGGGATTGAGCATAATTTTACTGTTGAAAACACCACAACATCACTAGGTAATAGGGTTGTAGATTCATCGATAATTCCACACATGCGACAAAAAGGTGTATTTTTCAAGGCGCGGGGGTTGGAGCCAAATTCCAGTAATCGCGTATACTTCGACGGGGAGGATGTTTCGGTCAACTGCGCCCGAGCAAATGAAATATTTGTTAATCCAGTTGTAGGTGGGATCCCCTTTATTGCAGATGGCCCCTGGCCAGATAATGCAGCGGCCATTGGTGAATATAGACCAAATGGAGGTCTTTTTCAAGAGGTGATCCAAACAAGCACTACAAGTGAAGGTGATGCCGCGGGTAGGGTTGTATCTGCGGTTGGGAACACCATTCATATTGTAACCGCAAATGGAGTATTTGTTCCTGGAGACGAACTAATCGGAGAATCGCTTGCTACTGGAGTTCCATCTCCAGCAGTTACTGTGGCCAGTTATAAACATTATTCTGGTTTTTGTAGAGCGGCTAACAGTACGTCTATAACTCTAGAAGAGGCCGCCAACGCTGCAATAGGATTTTTGTCCAATGAGGAGGCTGATGGAACAATAAACTTTATTGGCGCTGCTGACATAGCCGACGAAATAAAAGATAGGGCAATTTCTATTATTTCTGGAACTGGTGTCGGCCAGACGAGGAAGGTTTTAGGATATGATCCTGCTACTAGGGAAGTTGTGTTTGATCAAGAATATTCTGTCACTCCATTAGGAGCAGCAACACAAAGCGTTGTGGATCCAGCTGTAACTAGTGCATACTCTATAGGTGAGAAGTTAAATTCAGCCCTTACCAATGATAATAATGATGGTTCACCTTTTACCGCCTCGGATGCTGGAATTGCCACAGGAGTTTTTGTTATACCTGCTGATACATTTTATGCTGGAGAAAAAACATTCATGATCCGCGCAGTTGTACCTGGGGGGTCTCTTGCTAGTGAAACTATATCTACAGCCCAAGCATCATTTTATGCTCAGGGAATTCTCCAGACCGTAGAAGAGATTTCTGTACAAACGCAAAGTATTGGAACAGCAAGCCATGTAGTTACTGAATCACAAGACATTACTCAGGATGTAACCAGAACAGAAAATACAGGGCGTCTTGTGGTTACAGGATATTATGATCCTTTGGCGCAAACTTTCTTATGTGATGCACAGGATCATCCAGATGGAATATTTGTTTCAGATATTGATCTATTCTTTGCTTCTAAACCAACAACACAAGAAGAAATCACTTGTGAAATTAGGTTGGCTACAGACGGCACGCCAAGTGCTACTCAAATTCTCGCATCAAAAACTTTGTATCCAGGAGATGTGGTTATAACTGCTGATGCAAATCCAGATTCCCCCACCAAATTTGAGTTTTCAACACCAGTTCATTTAGAGCCTGGAAAAGAATATGCAATGGTAATAAGGACAAATGATGTTTCGGCTGATGATGGTGAAGGCGAAAACTATACTTTGTGGATTGCCTCAGGAGAGCCGGTCACCAACGAAACGACCGGAGAAATTTTCATAAGGGAGATTGTGGGCAATGCCGAAGAAACCTACGCACCAACTTCCACACTAGGAATGTTGTTTAAATCACAAAACACCACAACTTGGACCGAAAATCAATATGAAGATTTGATGTTCAGAATTAATAGATGTAGCTTTGAGACTGGTTCAGGTATTGCGAACTTCAAAAACAGCATAGATATTGGTCTATTAGATGCATATGGTCAGACGGCAGTTATAGATCAAAGTTTTGATTATGATGTGCTGAATATTCAGTCTCATGATGCATTTTTCCCAGAGACTTCTGTAGAATATGATTTTTCGGGGTTAATTGAGGAGACTGGAACTACTTCGGCTACAGTATCTATTCCTGCCAATAGAAACCTATATCTAGACCAAAGGCTTCGTGTAAATTCACTTGCAGATGGTTCATTGTTAGTTGGGGCCACGTTAACGGGAATAACAGATGAAGTCTCTCCATTCATTAGAATTCCTGGACTTCATGCAATTACTGTACAAAATTTTGTTAATAATGCTGAACTAAGCAATAGTCATTTTAGAATAGTTGAAGGTGGAACAACTTATTCCAACACCGACATAATGGAAATACAATCTAACCGTACTGGTACTCCTACGATAGATGCCTTTCATGTAAACACGAATCCTGCTGGTAATGTTGTTGCAATTTGGGCAAACACAGAAGCTGGATTCTTGAATGCCAATCCTTATCCTGGTGGATATGGATTTTTTGATAATCCTAATACAGATATTATCACAACCTCCACAGGATCTGGAGCTGTCGTTGTGTATGATGGAGAAACTGGAATTTCGGGTGGAAATGTAATTGCAAGATATAGCACCAGAGAAGTTACTCTCAATCCAGAGTTTTCTGCAAAGGATCTGCAAGTTTTCTTAACAGCACATAGACCTAGTGGAACTAATGTTCAGGTGTATTATAAGATAACTAATTCTAATGATCCAGAGAGATTCTTAGATAAAAATTGGGTGTTGATGGATCTAGAAACGTCAGAGGCCTCTGCTACTTCCTCGTCAGGTGAAACGGCAGACTATTGGAAAGAGTTGAAATTTATTCCTTTTGGCCATGCAAACGATTTGGAATTTCCTATGAAATATGATTCGGCGGAGGGTCACACTCATACCACGTTCAATTCCTTTGCCATTAAAATTTGTTTATCTGCAACCAAACACACTCAAGTACCTTTAGTTAGGGCTCTAAGGGCAATTGCATTGGATTAAAATAGTGGATGAGAATATTCCTCACATATTAAACAAAACTAAAGTGACCACAGAAAAAGATGGGCTTGTTCGTGAGATTTCATCAAAAGGTTTGTTGGCCTCTGATCGAAATGCCTTAGAGCAACATAGAATGTATGTTAATAGGGTAAAGGAACAACAAAAGTCATCAATTGAGATAAATATAATGAAAGACCAAATTGCTGGTGTTGAGCGAGACATAAAAGAAATTAAAGACTTGTTAATATCACAACTTAAAAGAGAAGAGTAACGATTAATGCCTACTAACACAAAACAAGTTGCAAATGTTTTTTCTTCTGACACACTTAATACTTGGCGAGAAAAAACAAATGAATTGATCAAAATAGTAAATGCTATTCCTGGTGTTCCTATTGGATCTTTGAATCGCCGGGGTGGTGTAATTGATGGTCAATCAGATTCTATTGCTAGTACCATCGGTCCGGAAGGAACGCTTTTAGTTATTGCAGGTCCTTCATCTACATTTGCACCTTCTGTGGGTGTTGGTGATTATGCAGCACATTCTTCATGGCCAGCAGGACCTAAATCATATACACTAAGCGTAAATCGTATTGCTTCAGGCGCTTGGGCCAATGTAGAATTAACCGCAGATAAAACCGGCATTAATGCTAATGGCATATCAATAACCAATGGGCTTCTTACTATTGATGTACACGCCTCAGACTTAATCGGCGCCAATTCAAACGATGCTGTAATTACAATAGGGGCCGGCGATGGTGCGGCATCTAGAGGAACACTTGGTGATCCCAATATAATTAATTTGTGGGACAGTCAGACTGGTCTGCCTTCTATAAATGCTTATGGTTTTGGTGTTAATGATCAGACTTTAGGATATACTTCTTTTGAACAGCACGCCTTTTTCACAAAACGTTCTAGGCAAAATACTGATAATCCAGACATCCAGCGCCTTTTCACAATAAATGCAACTGGTATTTTTACACAATCTAATACATTTGTATTGACTGCCCAGACGCCTGCTACAGGCGATCTTTATGTGCAAGGCAATGCTCATTTTGGAACAAGTTATAATGGTGTTGTAATCTCCAATAACATGGTTCAAATCGACACCCTTGCCGATGCCAATCCTGCCATTGATTTAACTCCTTCCACCGGGCACACGAATACTACTCGCGATACAGACAAAATTAGAATATGGTCGTCTGGATCAGATACAATGGGATTTGGTATAAGTGCAGATTCTCTAGATTATGTTGCGACTGCCAATCATGTATTTCATTCGGGGTCGACAGGATCTTTAGGTGAAAATGCAGTAATTAATTCATTGGGAATATATGCGACTACTGATATAACCGCAGGTAGTGATGTTATTGCAACTGGAAATGTTGTTGCAACGAATGTTTATGTTGGTGCGTCTGAAGGTGTTGTAATTTCAGATCAATTGATTGAAATTAATACTGCCTCAGGCGAACCTGGGCTTGCTTTTAGTACACAATTTGATGCTACTCTTAATACTGACAAAATACGATTATGGACAGATGGTTCCCGTGAATATGGCTTTGGTATGCGAACCAACATTTTGGATTATATGGGCAACAACCATGTCTTTAGTGATGCTAATCCAAGTGCGGGTCCAGAGTGGGCGCGAATTAACTCTACAGGTATTTTCTCAGAGACAAAGGTTACTGCGGCGACTGGACTTGTTATTGGTTTGAACGAGCTTAGTTCTACCGAGCTTTCTATCAACTCGGGCCAATCTGTACTTGGCACTCAGGTTGATAGTGACGGATCTTCAACATCACGCAGTAAGTTGGCCCTTCAAGGTGGAGCAAATGTTGCGGCTATCGTTGTTGATTCCCCCACAACTTCTGCTGCAATTAATCCGAACATTTTAGAAATTCTTTCAGGTGGTGCTAGTGCAAATACACATGGCATAGGGAGAGTGGGCGGTGTTCAAACATATCATGCTGCCAATGCACATAATTTTTATATAGATGTGCCATCGGAGGAAAGTACACGAAGAGAAGTTCTTTCGATAACACATGATGCGATTACTGGTAATATTTTTACGCAGTTTACATCTAATGCATCCTTTTCGGGAGACATAACTTTTTCGGGCGAGGTAACCACAACTGGTGAATCAATATTAGACCTCGTTACTGCCACCGATCCCAATGGGCCCAGCACATTTGCTCATCCTATTCATGTAATGGGCACCCATATAAATTCTACTTCATATCTTACGCCCGGCGGGCTCACCCCATCACTCACATTTACCGGACCTACTTATATTAATGATCCGACCATTGATCGTATTGATCTCTTCAATTCGGCCGCAGGAACGATTGGGTTTGGTATTTGGAAACCGACAAACGTGGCCGCTGGCGAGGGGATGATGTTACGCAGCAAGGCGCAGGGTCCTTTTGGATTCTATCATGGCACTATCCTTACTGCAAATATTGTGCCCGATGGAATTGAGACTGGTGGATATGTTAATGCCGCTGGAGGTTTTGATACTAGTGGAAACATTTATAATAATGAACAACCTTGGTTTTACGGTTCATCGAATACTGTATTATTAGATAACCCCGGACATATAAGCCTAGTTGGTGGCTGGACTGGCGCGGCCTCGCTTCCTGGTCCTCTAGGGTGGCACAGCGGCCGAATATATATAGAAACACTTGGCGCCGGCGGAACAGGATTGAATATAAATTCAATATCTTCTGGCAGCGCCCACGTCGCCGTGGGGGCTAATTCAGAGGGCACCGGAGCTATTACGTTAACTCATGGTGGCATAACTATGAAGAAGGGTTTGATCATTGACGGTTCTGAAAGAATCACCCAAGCAGGCAAGTTTAATGCAACAGCATTTGAGCTTACTGGAAGCGATCTTGAACTTGGAACCGGAACCAGTCTAAATCTTTTCAGTACAACGAGTAATTTATATGTTGGAGGGAATGCACAATTTGGATCTGCTGCATCCAATGGTGTCGCTGTTCTTGCAGGAGTTCCTCGTTCTGCTGATATTATTAATGCCATCGACTTAAATCATGGTGCTACGACTAATAATGAATATGGAATGGGGCTTGATCTTGGTACTGGTAGTGTATCTTATCACACCATGAATACTCACTCTTTTTATATTGATTTTGTAGGAAAAGAAGAAAAAATGACAGTCAACTCTACTGGACTTTTTGTTCATGGAGTTGGTGGCAATCAAGCAAATATATATGCTGATCATATACATGGAACTAGTACGACTACTGGAACATCTACTGCAACAAATTTGGATCTTACTGGAGACATAGACACAGAAGGAAGTGTGTTTGTAGGAAGTTCTGTTGCTGGGGCGAAGGATGGCCCTATAAGTATGCAAAAAGTTACCAGTGGCGCCGCCACCTGGGGCCGCATCGCAGCAGACGAGGTTCTTGCGTCAGGTCCAGGGAAAGGTTTTACGCACACATTTACCTCGGGAGATAATGGGGCATATTATTCAGATTTAGAGGATGCTTTCAACGACAGCGGGCCCTGTGCTTTCCTTCATAGCGGAGTTAATAATGGATATTTTGCCTCCTCGGGGGTGGGCCCGCTGGTGAACCGTACATTAGTTTCATCATCTACTCATGATACTGCTATACTGCTGGCCCTGGGTGGAATAGGAATTAAAAAATCGTTAGAGGTTGATGGGGCCCCAATAATAGTGCCCCAATCCACAGGCAAGTCGAATGCTATAAACATTCAAACTATTGCTGCAACTCAATATGATATGTACAACGATAATGGTACTAGTACATTTCCCTTATTTACAAAGGTCGCCGGCACAAGTACTGTTGATTTCAATGGTGCTGTCCGGAATATTCTGACGGCCGGCACCATTGAGGCTATGGGCGGCAGTAGTGAGATCCTCGCCCGGCAAAAAATATCAGCCACCGGCGATACTGCCAGCACGGGTATAGTTCAGGCTAAGCGACAATTTCAGGCTAATAATATACTAACCATATCCGCACAAGACACGGGCAAGGCGAATCTTGTAAATATTGAAAGTGTTGATGCACAGAGATATTATAGAAACGGCCAAGAAGTTATTGATAGTAATTTAGAGGCCACCTTCATGGGCATTAATGTATTTGATAATGGCGCCGGCGGTACCCAAGGCACAATTGCATTGCAAAATAACCTTTATTTGGGGCGCGCCTCCGATGTGGGGCACATCGGCGTGACCCAGGGCCTTTTTATAAATGATTCATTGGTACTTAATTCGCAGCGCAATTTAACTAATATTGTTGGGATCACCCTCGCTGGAAATCTAATTTCTTCAGGCGGACCAATCCTATCAACATGGGGAACAACTGCTACCACCAATGCGATAAAAACAAATAGTGGTCGAATTGTTTCCAACTCAACAGCTGACAGCGCATTTTATGCTCCTATGGGCGGTATTACTGCAAACAGCTATACTACTGTAGGTGGGTTTGAGGTTATTAATTCAGACGGAGAAATTAATGTTCCTGTACTAAAGAGTGGGCCGGGAACATCTTTGCTGCAAGCTACCTCGGGTGCTATTGTGTCAACTGATGATGGTCCTATTGTGTCAGATGGCGCGATGATTGCAAATAACACGGGAACAGGAACTGCACTTACAGTTACTACAGGAACAATTGATGTAGCAGATTCCACTTCTGCTGATGCTATTAAAGCTACATCTGGTGGCATAAGTGCAAATACTGGATTTAGCTCTAACGGCGCTCTTATAATAGATTCTCAACCTTCAGGCAATGTCAATATTGGATTTGTTGATAATCTTGATACGGCAAACCTCACAACAACTAGTAATGTGAGCATGATAACTACTGGCAACCATGAAGTTGCTATTGAAGGCTCTGAAATTACTAATACATTTGATGGCACCGGCCGTCTTATTATAAATGCACACAGTACCTCTGGGGGGGTAGAAACTGTACATTTTACGGACACTGGCCCGGCGCAGGTTGCTGCAATCAAGGTGTCTAAAGATAATCTTGCTGCCGCATTTGCAGATTTTCCAGCCACTCTACAGAGTAGGGTGTCGTTTCAATCAGGAACTAATAACCAAGGGCCCGAATCATTTAAATCCCACGCTGGGGGCATGAGTGCGAAGCTCGGTTTTACTGCTAACGGTGTTCTTGTAATAGCTCCTCAGAATAACGGAAGATCGGATCTTCAGAATATTGGGGCAATAGGTGCAAATTCCCTAACAATCTCTGGGGCAACTATTATCACCACAGGTCAGCCAGCAGTAAGTGCAGATATTGACAATATTAGAAATTTCAAAAGTATTGGAACAACTTCTACCTCGATTGATACTGATGGTGGTATTTCTAGCAAAACTGGATATTGGTCTAATACTGAGCAGATTATAGTGCCCACAGCCTCTGGCTCAAACATTAATAATATTAACGACATTTCAGCAAAAACAATTAATATTAATGGATCATCGTTTGTAGATTCTTCTAGAAATATTAGTGCTTCTTCAATTTCCGGTTCTTTGATAGCGAGTGCTAGTCATATTGATGCATCTGGAGGAAATATACAAACAAGTGGTGTGACAAGAATATCTTCTACTGGAGCTTTTACTGGCACCGGTCTTGATGTTGGGGCAACTAATATAGATAGTGACGGAGCCGTTAGTGTCGGGGACATACCCGGTGGACTCGGCACTTCTCCTATAAGTGTTACAGGCTCCTCTCCGCATAATTCTGCTATTGAAGTATCTCATTCATTTGTGTCCGCCGCATTCTCGGACGCCCCGCCGTCCCCGGGAACCCGGGCTTCCTTCGCATCGGCCAGCAACGCCACGGGTCCTAACACATTCAGATCTTGGGGTGGTGGCATGAGCGCAAAGACTGGCTTTAGTGCAAACAGCATTCTAACTATAAATCCGACTATAACAGGAAGATCAAACCTAGAAAAAATTGAGCGAATAAATGCTGTTTCGATTGCAATGGAAGGTGCTTCCACCTCAAATGTGATTGCTACGTTTACTGAGGGTTTTGGGACCTCAATGGGTAACATCAAACAAATTGGTGGTATGCAAAACGCAGATAATAGCTATCAAGATATGTTGGTTAAGGGTAAGATTAAAAATTATGGAACACAAACTTTATGGTTGCCTGTGGGAAGTTTTTTCGATATGGCTGGAACAGATCCATCAACGCTATCGACAACAGGAGGATCGCAAGCCTCAGGCACTACGGCTCCTCACTATGGATCTCCATATAGCTCTAGAACATTTACCGCACCACAGGCCACAGTTTTCACTCCTGCAAATTTTAAGAGTGTTTTTACTGATATTGTATTTCCAACCTCTTGGGCCGGACCAGGAAGTAATGTTTCTGTTATAGGAACATATAGTCTTGACGGAGTTCCAGACTTTTCTGTTAACACCACACAGCAAGCAGAATTAATGTATACTTTACATTGTGTTAAGAACATGGAACCAACTGGGGTAATTAATGGAACTGCAAATTCTCAAACTGTTGCTGAAGGGGTGTGTGTTCAGAGATTGTCAAGCGTTTCTTCATATGGATCCATTAACACACAATATACTGGTCATGATAATCATGCATCGGCTAATTGCCATGTTAAGGTTCCCACAAGAGTTGCTAGCAATACTGCAATACCTCTTATCAGCAGCTATCCAGCAGCGGAACAAGATCCTTCTCAATATAGGTGGATATTAAGGATTCACAGAAGAGATATTATAGATTCTATAGGTAATGGTTCATCTCCAGCAAAAGCCGGTACTGGACTTGAGGCGTCTGGATTTACCAGTTCCGTTGCAGCCACACAAATTAATGCTGGAATCAAATTGATGGGGGTTTCTGTACAATATGAAACTACTCACCTTACTGATACTCCATTGGGCGATTATAAGGGATTATCATAAATGGCTAGAACGATAAATTTAATTGTGGATCAAGGAACAGATTGGTCGGCTAATTTGGTGGCTAGAACTTTGGATGATTCTTCTGTATTAAATCTTGCAGCATATACCAAAGGTCAAGCCCAAATTAGAAAAGCATATACATCGACCGCCCATACTGCAAATATTGTTGTAGATATACATCAAGCCAATACATCAGGCCTCGTAATTTTATCTTTGCCGAATGCAACTACTTCAGATATTGTGGCTGGACGATACCTATATGATGTTGAAATAGTAGATAGCAGTAGTAAAATATTTCGTATATTTGAAGGGTTTGTTGATGTTCAGCCAGAAATCACAAAATATTAGATAAGGTATAAAAATGGCAAGTCCTACTACAAGAGCAGAATTGTCTAACTGGTGTCTTAGAAAATTAGGATCGCCAGTAATAGATATTAATGTAGATGAAGATCAAGTTTCGGATCGTATTGATGAGGCGTTCCAATGGTATTATGATTATCATTATGATGCTGTGGAGAAGGTATATGAAAAGTTTGAGATAAATTATTCGATACTAAAATTTGCTGATTCTATGACTACGTTTATGGATGGCATTGTAGCCGACACTAAAATTCCTATGGATGCTCCCCCTGGTTTTGAAGATACAGCAAATCTTACTGGGCTAACAGTTGTTGACATTCATCCAACCAATCCTAATTGGATATATATCAAGTGGGATAAAGATACTGCTATACCTAGAACTGGAAATTGGTTGAATAATGCTGGGGTACTTTCACCCGCAATTTCTGGATTTTCTTCAGGTTCATTGGATACTCAATATGTAGAAATTCCTGACAATATTATAGGGATCACTAGAATATACAAACCAACTACAAGCAGTATTGGTATGTGGGACATTAGATACCAAATGCGGTTGAGTGATTTAACCACTTTTGGATCATATACGGGAGGGTATCAATTACTTTCTTATGAAATGAGAATGAAAAACATAGCTTTGATCGAAGAGCTTCTTACTGGAGAAATACCTATTCGGTATAATCGTCATTTAAACAAACTGTTCATTGATTGGGATTGGCCAAATGATGCGATTCGGGGAGAGTTTATTATCATAGAGGCTTCCAAAATTATAGATCCGAACACTTATTCAGACACTTATAATGATCGGTGGTTAAAAGAATTTGCTACTGCTTTAATTAAAGAACAATGGGGAATTAATTTATCTAAGTTTGATGGTGTGCAACTTCCTGGCGGAGTTACTTTAAATGGTCGAACTATATTGGAAGACGCAAAGGCCGAAATCGACAAGCTTAAAGAGGAGTTGTCTCTTCGTTACGAGCTTCCTGTCGATTTTATGATGGCGTAACTGTTGGAAGGAATAAAAAATGCCTACCAATGTTTATGTTAATAATTTTTCAAATCAGAATGAACAGAGTCTGATTGAAGATTTAATAATAGAGTCTATAAAATTTTATGGTACTGATATATACTGGTTGCCTCGGACTCTTGTGGAACAGGATGCGGTGTATGGAGAGGATAGATTGTCCCGGTTCAATTCAGCAATTGGATTTGAAGTGTACATCAAAAATGTAGAGGGTTTTGAGGGTGAGGGCGATTTTCTTTCTAGATTTGGTTTAGAGATTCGTGATCAAATTACATTCACCACAAGCATACGTCGGTTTCGACAGGTGGCGGGTCCTAGGGACTACAGTACAGATAAGATACGACCTAATGAGGGGGATTTAATTTGGTTTCCATTGGCTAGAGAAGGAACGGGCCATATGTTTGAAATTAAATTTGTGGAGCATGAGGCGATGTTTTATCCTTTAGGAACACTTCCTGTTTATGATCTTAGATGCGAATCTTTTGTTTATAGTAATGAGGTTATTGCTACCGGAATTAAAGACATAGATCATCTATATAATATAACAGCACAAGATTACTTAGTTCCAGAGGGAACAACCACTACAGAACTTCCTTCTGGTCCTGGAGATGATAATGTGGATATTCAAAATGAAGCAAATACTATTTTAGACACATCGTCAAATCCATTTGGAGACTTTTAATTATGTTAGGAACCACTTTTTCACATGGCATCATTAGGTCATATGTTGTGGCTTTTGGTACTTTATTTAACAATATCTCCATCAATAGACCGAGTGATACTTTTGGTATGAGTCAGAATGTAAGGGTTCCAATTTCATATGGACCTAAAGAGCGATGGATGGTTCGATTGACTCAGGACCCAAATTTAGATCGTGATGTGTCTATAACACTTCCCCGAATATCTTATGAACTCATGTCAACAGTATATGCTCCAGATCGAAAACTCAACACTATGCAAAAAGTGACTTTACCTTCATTGGTAGACTCTGGCAAGGCGATGTCTGGATTTTCAGCGGTTCCATATGATTTTGCGTTTACACTTAGCATAATGGCAAGAACTAATGCGGACGCTTCTGCTATAGTTGAACAAATTTTACCATATTTTACCCCAGAGTTTACTCTCACAATAAAAAATATGACGGCCGTGGGTGTAGATGTTGATGCCCCAATTATATTGAATAGTATAAATAAAGAGGATATGTGGGAAGGATCTTTTGATGAAAGAAGAGCGATTATTTGGACGCTAGATTTTACTCTGAAGGGGCTATTTTATGGTCCTATTAAAGAATCTAAGATCATTAAAAGAGCATATGTCGATTTCTTTAATGCAACATCATCGAGTTTGCTAACCGGAAATGTTAATTCTATAGGAACTGGCCTCACATTACAACAATTTCAATTACCAAAGAAAATAGCATCCCCTATTGATAACATATATCAAGGAGGTAAGGTTACTATTTTGGCCGGACCCGGTTCAGGAGATGTGAGAAATATTGTAAGCTATGATGGAACCAATCGTCTTGTTACAGTAAGTACAAATTTTTCAGAAACCCCCAACACACTATCATCATTTAGTTTAGAGTATCTTCCTCCATTGGCTCCTGCATCTGCTTTTACCGAAGCAGAAATTGCAGGGAGTAAAATTGTAGCTAGGGTTACTGTTGAACCTGGAGTAGATGCCACAAACTTTCTACCCACGACAGATAGGACCGCAACATTGGCCCTGGAGGACATCTCAGCTAATATGGAATATGGTTATGTTACTACCATACAAAGTGCAAATTCAACAGGAGGAATATCTCCAATTGATTTGGGATTTATAGATCCTTTTGGGAACTTTGGTAGTGGAGAGGTAGGGGGAGGAATGTGATGAGTATTGATAATAAAGATGTGATTAGAGAAATAATAGACGACACTATGGCTCCATTGAAAACTGTTGCCTCAGAAATTAAAAATATGGAACCTGATTCTAATGCTGTTATTGACGCTAATAATAAAAATGATGATACTGATGTTGATTATAACTTCATTAGGGGAAATTTAAAAGAGCTTGTAGATAAAGGCAACGAAGCTTTAGATGGAATTTTAGAGTTGGCTCAAGAGAGTGAACACCCAAGAGCATATGAAGTGGTCGGCCAATTGATAAAGACTTTGGCGGATGCGAATAAAGACATAATGGATCTCCAAAAAAATGTCAAGAGTGTTAAGGGAATTTCAGGAAAAGGACCCAATAAAGTTACTAATGCACTTTTTGTGGGAAGCACTCATGATTTACAAAAAATGATAAAGCAAGAGTCTTCTAAGGATTAATGGTGTCGAATATTCAGGCTGAAACTAAAACGGGATATTTGGGAAATCCTTTACTTAAAGGGGTGGGGTTAAATGTAGAGTGGACTCCAGACACCATAGAAGAGTATATTAAATGTTCTAAAGATCCTGTATATTTTGTCCAAAGATATGTTAAAATTGTTCACCTAGATCGAGGATTAGTTCCCTTTGATTTGTGGCCATTTCAAGAAAATATGGTAAAGACTTTTCATGAGAATAGATTTACTATTGCTAAACTCCCAAGACAGTCTGGAAAAACAACTACAGTCATTGCATATTTTTTATGGTTCATTCTTTTTAATGAAGATGTGACAATTGCGATCTTGGCGAATAAGGGTTCTTTGGCAAGAGATATTTTGGGAAGACTTCAATTAGCGTATGAAAATCTTCCGGGATTTCTTCAACAAGGAATTAAAGTTTGGAATCGAGGCGATATTCATTTAGAGAATGGTTCTAAAGTAATTGCTGCCTCTACCTCGTCAAGTGCAATTCGTGGTGGTTCTTATAATATGATTCTTTTAGATGAATTTGCATTTGTTCCAAAAAATATTGCCGAAGAGTTTTTTAGTTCTGTATATCCAACAATATCTTCTGGTGCTTCAACTAAAGTGATTATTGTAAGCACACCTTGTGGTATGAATCATTTTTATAAGTTGTGGACAGATTCTTGTGAAAATAGAAATCATTATGTTCCAATTGAAGTGCATTGGTCTGAAGTTCCAGGAAGAGATGTGAAGTGGAAACAAGAAACGATTGCCAACACCAGTAAGGATCAGTTTCGGCAAGAATTTGAATGTGAATTTATAGGATCGGTCAATACTTTAATTACACCTGCGAAGCTGAGAACACTAGCGTATGTATCTCCAATAGAAGCTCGCAGCGGTCTTGATATATATGAACTCCCCAAAGAGGATCGGATTTATACGATGGTGTGTGATGTTTCTCATGGAGAGGGGTTAGATTATTCTGCATTCTCTGTTATAGACTCAACCGAATTGCCATACAAACAGGTGGCAAAATATCGTAGTAGTAATATATCCCCATTGTTATATCCTAATATAATAATTGATGTTGCCAATAAATATAACGAGGCCTATGTTTTGGTGGAGACCAATGACATAGGGCAGCAAGTGGGCGAAATCTTACATGGAGACCTTGAATATGAGAACTTAATGATGCTTTCAACAAGAGGTCGGGCCGGGCAAGTATTGACTGGAGGATTTGGTCCTGGAAAATCTCATGTTGGAATTAGAACGTCTAAAAAGGTAAAGCAAATTGGGTGTCAGAATCTCAAAAATTTAATCGAAGATGAACAACTTATTGTACAAGATTTTGATACTATTTCAGAGATGACTTCTTTTGTGGCAAAAGGAACATCATATCAAGCAGAACCTGGATATTATGATGATCTTGTAATGACGCTGGTTCTTTTTAGCTGGGTTGCACTACAGCCATATTTCAAAGAGATGAATGATGTTGATGTTAGAAAAAGACTATATGATAACAAAATGCAGGTGATAGAAGATGATGTACTGCCCTTTGGGTTTACGGATGATGGGGTAACGATAGAAGATAAATATGTGGATAATGATGGACAAGTATGGCACGTGGTTGACCCATGAGTCCTCTCAAGATGTGATTATTTATAAATATTGTCAGAGTACGCAATTTTATGCATATAAATTTTCGATAATCGAGGAGATTTAAGATGGCCACATTTCCAACCGCACCAGGAGTTCATGTTACCGAGAAGGATTTATCTACAATTGTTCCTGCTGTATCAACTACAGACGGGGCCCTGGTAGGTTACTTCAAGTGGGGCCCTGTTGAAGATATAAAATTAATTAGTAGTCAAGAAGAGTTATCAAATGCTTTCGGAAAACCTTATCGAAATGCTAACGGAACCTTTTTTTGGTCTGCATCAAACTTCTTGGATTATAGTAATAGAATTCATGTGATGCGAGTTTCTGATGGAACTAATGCAACATGGGATGGAACGGCCGCTACTGTACTGAATGATGCCGACTATGTTACTAAATTTGATGCTGGGTCTATTGGAGCTGGATATTTTGTCGCAAAATATCCGGGAACATTGGGAAATTCTATTCAAGTCTCAATGGTTGATGGTACAGAAGGATTTAATAGTAGGGGTGTGAAAGTAGGTAGTACAATATCCCTCTCATCGGGAGACACTACTATTGACTTTTCTAACAAGTACACAGATGATACTATAAACCAAGCCAGGGATGTTTTTACTGTTGGAGATAGTCTTACGATTGGCGGCCGGGTGGGTTGGGGCCGCAGACGAAGCACCTCTGCACTTTCTGGAGAATTTAAAGTTATAAATGTTGGCGGGACCACCGGCGCCGGGGATGCGAATACCATTACTATTAGCAACCCAATTACCCGAACTCTTACGTCTACTACAGTTTTCAGAAAATGGGAACATTATCATAATTTTGATAATGGTCCTTCTACATCAAACTTTTGTAAGGCCCGGGGAATAACAGATGATGAACTTCATATTATAGTGTCAGATAAGGATGGAGGAATCTCTGGTGTTCCTGGAACAGTATTGGAACGATATATGCACGTTTCAAAGGCATCTGATGCTACAGATTCTGAGGGAGCGACCATTTATTTTAAGGATGTGATTGATGCACAATCTAAGTATATTAGAGTTTCGCGAAATGAACCCACTACAAACTGGGGCAACAGCACATCAGATTTATCCGGAACCTCATATACTGCATTAAATCCTGGGGTGTTTAGTAATACGTTTAGTGGAGGCACCGATCACACAGCCACAGAGACTTTGTTAGAAAATGGATGGCAGCTAATGGCAGATGCCGACCAAAAGGATCTTTCTCTTCTAGTAGGATCTGCTCCTGCTACAAATAATATTAATAGAACTATTGTTGAAGTTGCCGAAGATAGAACTGATTGTGTGGCATTCATTTCACCCCATTATTCTGATGTTGTTGGATTGGTAGACCAAGAAGATATTGCACAAAACATCATAGACCATAGAAATGATGGGCTGTTGTCACTAAGCTCATCGTATGGAGTTATGGATTCTGGATGGAAGTATCAATTTGATAAGTATAATAACATATATCGATGGACACCGTTGAATGCAGATGTGGCGGGGCTTTGTGCAAGAACAGATACTGTTAGAGATGCGTGGTGGTCTCCAGCTGGATTCCAAAGAGGTAATATCAAAAACGTTGTTAAATTGGCTTGGAATCCCTCAGAAGTGTTTAGGGAAGAACTTTATAAGAATGGAATTAATCCTGTAGTTACCTTCCCAGGACAAGGTACCGTTCTATTTGGTGACAAGACAATGCTTACCCGTCCGAGCGCATTCGACAGAATTAATGTTCGCCGTTTATTCATTGTGCTTGAAAAGGCTATTTCAAGAGCCGCGCAGTATTCGTTGTTTGAATTTAATGATGATTTCACTCGCGCACAATTTAAAAATATGATCGAACCTTTCTTGAGAGACATCCAAGGAAGACAAGGAATATACGATTTCAGAGTTGTTTGTGATGAAACAAATAATACTGGGCAAGTTATAGACTTAAATCAATTTGTTGGTGACATTTACATCAAGCCTGCTCGTTCAATCAACTTTATTCAGTTGAATTTTATTGTAGCAAGATCGGGTGTGGATTTTACAGAAATTACGGGAAGATGATATAAATAGTATCATATAGGAGAAAAAGAATGGCCTTTAATGTAAATGATATTAGATCTAGATTAACGGGTGGTGGCGCTCGGCCTAATCTATTTAAAGTTTCAATGCCCTTTCCGGTTATTGCAGGAGGCGATAATGCAGCAGCCGCTGAAAAATTGACCTTCACTTGCCATGGCGCCCAAATTCCTTCTGGGGATATAGGATCAATCGACATTCCATATTTTGGCAGATCTGTTAAGATGCCTGGAAATAGAACCTTTGGTGAATGGAGCCCTAACATATACAATGATGAAGACTTTATGATTTATGATTCAATACAGGCATGGATGAATGCGTTAAATTCTCATGTGACTAATGTTAGATCACCCAATGCATTATCATCTGTAGATTACACAACAGCCGCAGATGTTACACATTTTGCAAAAGACGGTTCAGAAATTAAAACTGTTCGATTAATTAATGTGTGGCCATCATCATTAGCGGCAATTGATTTAGATTGGGGAACCAATAATCAATTAGAAGAATTTACCTGCACCTTTCAGTATGATTACTGGGAAGCTGTCGGTCTGACAACTTAATATAATAATTTTTTGGTGAAAATATGTTTAGTCGTGTAAGGTTTGATCCTTATACACAACTATAGGGATCATTATAATATGGCAGTAAAATTATTCGGATTTACAATCGGCAGAGAGGATGAACAGGAAGAAAAAAAATTTCAATCGTTCGCCGCTGCGGATATTGATGATGGTGCATTAGAAATTACCCCCACCGCAATTGGTGGTGCCTGGGGGGCTTATCTCGATATAGAAGGCACCGCTAAAAATGAATCTGAGCTTGTCAGTAGATATAGGGAGATGGCACTATATCCGGAGTGTGAATACGCTGTTGATGATATTGTCAACGAAGCCATCATCATGGACGAAAAAAAGCCACCGGTGTCTATTGTTTTAGATAACCTTCAACAACCAGAATCTATTAAAATTAAGATACAAGAAGAGTTTGACAATATTTGTAGGCTTTTAGATTTTAATGAGATGGGCTATGAAATTTTCCGTAGATGGTATATTGATGGTAGATTATTTTATCATGTGATTATTGATGTCGAATCACCCAAAAAAGGTATTCAAGAACTTCGTCCAGTCGATCCTAGAAAAATGAAGCTTGTGCGAGAAGTTAGAAAGAAGGGTATGGATGGAAACCCTTCTGCGGTGTTGTACGCCAAGCCTAAAGAATATTATATTTACAATGAAAAGGGTGCTGCATCTGGCCAGGGCACCAATATCAAGATCGCCAAAGATAGTATTTGTTTTGTGCATTCCGGGCTTTTGGATGCAGCAAGAAAAATGATTATTTCTCATCTACACAAGGCTATTAAGCCTTTCAATCAATTACGAATGCTTGAAGATGCTGTAGTGATTTATCGTATCTCTAGGGCACCTGAGCGCCGTATTTTTTATATTGATGTGGGAAATTTACCTAAGATAAAAGCCGAGCAATACCTTAAAGATGTTATGACCAAATTCAAAAACAAATTGGTTTATGATGCATCTACAGGTGCAGTTCGTGACGAGCGCCAGCACCGAACCATGTTAGAAGATTACTGGCTTCCTCGAAAAGAGGGTGGTCGCGGTACTGAAATAACAACCTTGCCTGGCGGACAAAATTTAGGTGAAATTGAAGATATTGTATATTTTCAACGAAAGCTTTATAAGTCATTAAACGTTCCTGTTTCTAGATTAGAACCAGAGAGTGGATTTAACTTAGGAAGATCTGCTGAGATTAGTAGAGATGAGGTGAAGTTTGGTAAGTTTGTGGGAAGGGCCCGGAAAAGGTTCACCCATTTATTTTCAGATCTGTTAAAAACTCAACTTCGTCTTAAAGGAGTTATAACCATAGATGATTGGGATGAATTAAAAGAAGGAATACAATTCAGTTTCTTAAAGAATGTTCATTTCGCAGAATTGCAAGAGGCTGAAGTTTTTAGAAATCGTGTTGAATTGTTGCGTGACATGGAAGAATATAAAGGAACATATTTTTCTGGAGAATGGTTGCGTAAAAATGTCTTACTTCAGACTGATGCTGATATTGAGATTATAGACAAGCAGATTAAGAGCGAAGGCCTTGATGCAGAATCTGAAATGGGTTCAGAAGAAGGTTTAGACCAAAGGTGAAGTTGAATAATATTATAAATAGAATTACAATACCTAAGAGGAGATAAAGATGTCTGATGATCTTATGAAGCATATTAGAAGAGAAGATCCTGTGGGATTTAGATCTGCGGTTCATGATGTCCTAAACTCTAAGGTATTTGACGCATTGGAACTTAAAAAAGTTGAAGCCGCTACTGAGTATTTGGATCAAGAAGAACAAGAAGAAGTTGTGGAGGGTCGAGCCGAAATCGGCGACGATCATAGAGAAGCACAGCGCAAGGCTATGCATGGTGCGAACGATGGTGCGTTGAAGAGTGGAATGATTAATCGTACCGTCCACAGAACGGTACAAAATAACATCACAGCCGGTCATCATGATTCTGATAATCCAAATCGACAGCCGAGAATGGGGCGCCACCAACACCTAATCCAGCAGGCCCGTCGAGCGGCCCGCCCACCGTCACTAGAAAAATAAGGACTATAACAAATGGCAAAAACATTTACTAAATTCAGAAGTGATCTTGACGAAGATATTTTAAGTCTCTTGGAAGATGATGAAACTGAACTCAAGGTTCAGGCTAAGACACCAGGTGTGGCTGCTAGTCTTCCTACGGACGAGGATGAATTGGAAGATGATGATTATGCCGAATGGGAAACCGTAGATGCAATTCCTCAGACATATGTTAGAGGTAAGAATGGTACAGTAACTCATCATGATGAGGGTGTGGGACAAAAAGGTGCAGAGATTCCAGAAGCCGAAATGGCAGAGGATTTAGATGAAGCCGATGAAATTTCGGAGGTACTTAATCAAGATGATATACATGAACCTGGGTCAAGGGCAAATCAAGACACCAAGACTCTTGAACTTAATGATAGAATTCGCCAACGTTCTCCGGAATACCGTAGGGAGCAGGCGGCCAAGAAGAAAAGGCGGGATGCTGAACGGGCCGCAGAGAAGGCCGATCCAGGAGGAATCAAACGAGGCAATGCTGAGAGACTTGCCAAGGCGAAGGCCGACGCGGCTCGCCGCAAGAAGGAGCGCCTAGCAGCAAAAAAGTCTGGTAAGGAAGTACCATCCCCTTATACTGCTCATGCTGGGACTGACCGGGCCCGCCCCGCTGCGCCGAGAAAATCTAGGGCCGGGCTGGCCAGCGACTACACCCCCGACAATCATGGGGAGGCTCTTGATGAGACAGATAGCCTGCACCCCGACGACCTAAAACGTGTTAACAAAACTCATCCAGGTAGCCCTCAATCTCGGGCCAAAACACGGGCCGAATATGATGCTCCACGGACCAGGGGTGATGTGGGGGACGATATTAATAGAGCAAAAGAAATTAAACGCTTAAAAGCAGCACGAAGAGCCCGCGAGTTGGCATCTGATTACACCCCCGACCATGGGGAGACTCTCGGTGAAGAGGAAACCATCAATGAACTTTCCAAGAAGACATTGGCCAGCTATATTCAAAAGGCTGTCGGTGATATAGGTGTTAACAATCGAGTCAAAGGGCATCGAGGCGGGGTGAGTAGGGGAGTGGAAATGGCCACAGGCAAAACTGCTCCTAAGGGCCCAAGCAATAAAAGAATTAACCGAGAATTACTAAATCGTAACGCAGGGGTTGCTCAGGCTCTCAAAAAATTACTTAAACAAGGAGATGAGATCCTTGATCATGATGAAACATTTGCAGAAGCAAATGAGGTAATTTTCACCAAAAAAGAAAAAAAGGCCGCAGCCAAAAGAGCAAAAAAGAATAGAAAGACTCGGGCAGATAAAAGAAAGGCCAATGAACCTGATGATTCTGATTATGATAAGGGAAATTATCCTGGATACTGGGGCCGCAAGCCAGATGGTTCACCTGCGGACGAAGATTATCACCCAAGCTTTAAAGAATTTCGAGATAGTTTTAAAGAAGAGCCTGTGTATGAAAATGTAATGGACAGCCTAAAGAAGATTGTTTCTAGGAATCAAAAATCAAGCCTGACCTTTGAGGATGGAACGGGAACTGATGTTGATCCAAAACAGGCAACTAATATTTTGCAAGTATATGGTGCGCTTAGTAAAAATAATCAACCTAAAATGGCTGCTATGATAGCTAAAGATGGTGCGGGATTTTCTAAGGCATTAAGTTTCGCCCAATCTCATGATGGTGAGTCTCATCTCGCCACAACCGAACTTTAAATTTTAGAGAGTATCCAAAATGAAACTTATAACAGAACATATAGAAGACATCGAATATATCGTAGAAGAATCTGCCGGTGAAAAGAATCATTTCATCAAAGGGATTTTTATGCAAGCTGAACAGAAAAACCGAAATGGTCGAGTGTATCCTATATCCACTTTAAGAAAAGAAGTAAAGCGATATGGTGATACATATGTTAAAAATAATCGAGCATTTGGTGAACTTGGGCATCCAGATGGACCAACTATTAATCTTGAACGAGTTTCACACATGATTACAAGCCTCGAAGAAGATGGCTATAACAACTTTATTGGCAAAGCAAAGGTTATGAATACGCCTAATGGAAATATTGTAAAGAATTTGATGAAAGAGGGCGCCAAGTTAGGTGTATCTTCACGCGGCATGGGTTCTTTAAAGTCCTTGGGGGGATCAAATATTGTACAAGATGATTTCTATCTTGCAACTGCCGCAGATATTGTTGCAGACCCTTCTGCTCCAAATGCATTCGTTGAAGGCATCATGGAAGGAAAGGAATGGGTCTGGGACAATGGACGTTTGAAAGAGCAGGAAATTTCCAATTATAAAAGAACAATTGACACCACACCTCAAAAGCAGTTAGAAGAGCGAAAGTTAGAAATTTTTAAGGATTTTCTTTCAAAATTATAAAAATGATAAATAGAGATAGAATAAATATCTCACTTTAGGAGAACTGAACATGGCAACTCAAACAGAAATCTTACAAGAAGGGGAACTTGTTACTGAGGCGGGTGTGGCTACCCCCGGAAACTCTTCCTTTCCTAGAGAAGGCTCAACCCCAGGGAAAGCAAATGCTCCCAAGGCAAAGGCTAAGGTTGGACCACTTCCTCCTGTTACGACAGATCCTGAAGTGAGAAATAAGGATGCTGCTAAGGTTGCACATCAAACTAAAAAGGCCGCTGAGCCACAAGATGCCAAAAAGACTGGCGACCAAACAGCGGATAAGTTAAAAGAAGATGAAGATCATGATGGTGCCGAGTTGGTAGAGGGTGAAGATGTTCCTCTCACTAAAGCTGGCATGGCCATGGCCATTTTCGACGCACTACGCGAAATGGATAAAGATGATTTGGAAGCTTCTTTTGGTAATATTGTAAATGCTATCTACGAGCAGCCAGAAGAAGAAGAAGATATTGATGTTTCTGAAATCGAAGAAGAGGTTGCTGAAGATCGACAGCCACGATATATTTCAGCCGAAGATATTGACCTTTCTGATGATTTAGGTGCAATGACACAAGACGAAGACCTGTCGGAAGAGTTTAAGGGTAAGGCTAAAATCATTTTTGAAAGTGCTGTTGTTGCTAAGGTTAATGAAGAGATTGATCGACTTGAGGAAGATTATCGAGCAGAGTTGGTTGAGGCCATTCAAACAATTTCTGAAGATCTTTCAAAGAAGGCCGATGATTATCTGACTTATGTAGTCAAGGAATGGATGGAAGAAAATGAATTGGCTGTTGAACGCGGTCTCAAGACTGAGGTTACAGAAGATTTCATTCAAGGGCTAAAGGATTTGTTCCAAGAACATTATATCGATCTTCCTGAAGAACAAGTAAATGTTGCAGAGGCTTTGGCTGATAAGGTAGATACTCTAGAAGCCGCTCTAAACGAAGCCATTGAATCTAACATTGAACTCAATAACGGACTTAGCGATTATAAGAAATTTGAGGTGTTAGCAGACCTTTCTGATGGTTTGGCTGATACTGAAATTGAAAAACTCCGCAGTCTTGCTGAAGGGGTTGAGTATGAAGACGAAGATCAATATACAGCGAATTTAATGACCATACGAGATAATTATTTTCCAAAAGCGCCGCGAGAAAGTATCGAAGAGACAGTCGAGGAAGGTGGTCTTCTAAATGAAGATATTTCCCCAGTTATGGCTGCCTATTCAAATGCACTAAAAAGAACTACCAAATAAATAGGTATCACAAACAAGGAGAAACAAATAAATGCTTCTTTCTGAAGAACTTCAAAATAAATGGCAGCCAGTTCTCGACCATGAGTCTCAAGAGCCGATTACAGACCCACTAAAGAGATCCGTGACTGCTACCCTCCTCGAAAACCAGGAGCAGGCTCTTCTATCCGGTCAGGCCGGTGAAGGGCGTGGTCTTCTTTCCGAGTCCCCCATAAACGTAACCGGCGGCTCTACAGATGCTGGTGTTGGTGTTGATAACTACGATCCCGTTCTTATCAGCCTAGTTCGACGCGCAATGCCTAATCTTATTGCGTATGACATTTGTGGTGTGCAGCCAATGACAGGTCCAACCGGCCTCATCTTTGCAATGCGTGCCTCTTATGCAAACACCACAAGCCGTAGTCCAGGTGATGGTGTAAATAACTTTGGTCCTCGGCCTGATCCAAATGCTGGACCGAGTGGTTCTGCGACCTCGCCGTCTGAAGCCTTGTACTGGGAAGCCAACACGGCCTTCTCTGGTGCTGGAACTCATACTGGCCAGGCTGCTAATGTTGCCAGTTCAACTACTGGTACTAGCATGTCCACATCTAGTGCAGAGGAGCTAACTGGTGATGCATTTCCTCAGATGGGCTTCGTCATCGACAAGGTGTCTGTTACTGCTGGTTCCCGCGCACTCAAGGCTGAATACAGCATTGAGCTTGCACAAGACTTGAAGGCAATTCATGGTCTTGATGCAGAGACTGAGCTTGCGAACATTCTTTCGGCTGAAATTCTTGCAGAAATCAACCGTGAAGTTGTTCGTACTGTTGTCCGACAAGCCAGAGAGGGTGGGCAGCAAGGTCTTGCTTCGGCTGGCACATTCAACCTTGATGTTGATGCAAATGGTCGTTGGAGTGTTGAGAAGTTCAAGGGTCTCATGTTCCAGATTGAACGTGAAGCAAATATGATTGCTAGGGATACTCGTCGCGGCAAGGGGAACATCATTATTTGTTCCTCAGACGTTGCGTCTGCTCTTAGCATGACAGGTTCACTTGACCATGCTCCGGCACTCAAGGACAACCTGAACGTTGACGATACTGGCAATACCTTTGCTGGTGTTCTAAACGGCAAGTATAAGGTTTATATCGATCCTTATCACCTCGGTAGCGCGCCTGCTACAGCTTCCCTCGGTGGCTTTACGTCACACACCGACTATGCTGTTGTTGGTTATCGTGGGTCTTCGGCCTATGATGCTGGTCTGTTCTATTGCCCATATGTTCCGCTCCAGATGGTGCGTGCAGTTGGCGAGAATGACTTCCAGCCAAAGATTGGATTCAAGACTCGGTATGGCCTTGTCAACAATCCTTTCGCGACCGAAAATGGATTGGGCGCGATTGATGCGACTAATCCAGGTAGCGCAGATCAGAACATCTACTATCGTAGACTTTTGATCACAAACCTACTCTAATACAGTAAGTTTGTCGCAATAAAAAAAGGGCATCCTCTTCGGGGGGTGCCCTTTTTTAGGTTTGTGTTATAAATATAGATATAAGGAGATATTATGCCAGAGCCGACTAATAAAAATTTTCTATCCCCCGTTGGATTTAGATTTTCAATCGAACGCTTACCTCATGTCAATTGGTTTGCTCAATCCACAAATTTACCTGGAGTCACTTTAGGTAGAATTGATATGCCGACCCCTTTTGTCGATGTAAATGTTCCAGGAGATAAGTTAGATTTTGAAGATCTAAACATTAGATTTAAAGTAGACGAAGACTTGAAAAATTGGGAAGAAATTCAAAAGTGGATTTTTGGTTTAGGTTTTCCTGAAAGCTTCGATCAGTATGACAATTTGATTGATTCTGCCCGGCCGGGTCAAGATGCAAGATATTCTGATGCCACAATGCACATCTTAAATAGCAACATGAATCTAAATTATGAGGTACACTTTAGAGATTTATATCCAACCTCTGTATCATCTTTACAGTTTGATTCTACCGTTAGTGATATTGATTATGTTACTGCGGATGCTACCTTTCGTTATCTTTTATATGAATATAAAAAGGTATGATTCGTTTTCCCCTTGACAAAGTGTGATTTCGTGCTATAATAAGTATAATTATATCATTGGAGCGGTGCAATATGAAGATGGAAGAAATTGAAGAGGCATGGTCTAACGATTGTGGTATGGATGATACTGAACTAGATATGGAATCTATTAAGATTCCTCAGTTGCACAATAAGTATCTTAAAATCTATAACCGTGAAAATATTCTGCTTCGTAAAATGAAATACTCCCATAAACAATTGGAGCGAGATAAGTTTGAATACTATTCGGGTAAAATGGATCAATCTGAGTTGGAAGATCGCGACTGGAAACAATTTGACCATCGCCTTCTAAAGCAAGATGTTCCTAGGTATATGGAAAGTGATGTTGATTTGATCAACGTTTTAATTAAGCTCGATCAACAACAAAGTAAAGTTGATTATCTTAAAGCTATTATATCATCAATCAATAACCGAAGCTTTAACATCAATAATGCTATTAAGTGGCGCCAATTTATAAACGGAATAGGTCAACTGTAAAACATCTACATTATATGTAGTATAACGCAAGCAGTAGAAAGTTATCCAATTGAGCAGCGAGCTATTATCGTCGCACAATCTTAGAGAGACTTTAATTATATCACAAGAAAGTTCCGCATATATTACTCTTGATGCTGAACCCCATATAATTAAAGAAATGTCGGAACATTTTACTTTTTATGTTCCTGGCTATAAATTTATGCCTGCATATAGAAATCGCACTTGGGACGGAAAAATACGATTACTTGATACTCGAAAGAGAAGAATATATGCAGGGCTATTAAAATATATCGAAAAATTTTGTGAAGAGCGAGAATATAATGTTGTTATAGATCACACCACAATAAAGGGTGATGTTGAGTTTTCGTTAAAGGAAGCACAAGATTTTATTAACACGTTGAAGCTTCCGTTTTCAGTAGCAGAATGGCAACTTAAAGCCTTTGTTCATGCAGTTCGTAAAAAAAGATGCTTGCTTCTTTCTCCCACCGCATCTGGAAAATCTTTGATCATTTATCTTCTCATGAGATTTTATGAGAATAAGAAAAAGCTGATCATTGTTCCAACGACATCTCTTGTTGCACAAATGTATCATGATTTCGGTCATTATGGTGAACCAGAAGGATGGAAATCAGAAAATCATGTCCATCAAATTATGGCAGGTCGAGAAAAGGAAACTGACAAGAACATTGTGGTTTCAACTTGGCAATCATTATTTCGTATGCCAAAAGAATATTTTGATCAATATGATGTTGTTATTGGTGATGAGTGTCATTTGTTTAAGTCAAAATCCTTGACCACAATTATGACCAATATGACCAATGCCGAATATAGAATTGGAACGACAGGAACTTTAGATGATACGCAGACACACCAATTGGTTTTAGAGGGACTATTTGGTCTAGTAAAGGCTGTCACTACAACAAAAGACTTGATAGACAAACAATTTTTATCTGCATTTGAGATTAAGGCTATAACACTATCTTATCCAGAAGAAATCCGAAAAGAACTTAGTAAAGGTAAATATCAAGATGAGGTTGATTTTCTTGTAACAGATACTAAAAGAAACAATTTCATTCGTAATTTAACCCTAAGCCTGAAGGGAAATACTCTGGTTCTTTTTCAATATGTAGAAAAGCATGGTAAGCCTCTTTTTGAAATAATTAAAGAACAGGCTGATCCTTCTAGAAAACTATTCTTCGTCTATGGTGGAACAGATGTGGAACAAAGAGAAAAGGTCCGAGCTATTGTAGAATCTGAAAAAGATGCTATAATAGTAGCATCAAATGGGGTTTATTCTACCGGAGTGAATATTAAGAATTTACATAATATCATATTCACCCATCCTGGTAAGTCTAAAATACGAACCCTTCAGAGTATTGGTAGAGGATTAAGAAAAGGTGAAAATAAGATAGCTGCGGTATTATATGACATCGTGGATGATCTTTCATATAAAAAGCGTGCCAATTTCTCTGTTCGCCATTTTTCAGAAAGATTCAAATATTACAAGGCAGAAAAATTTTCTGTTAAAATTTATAAAGTAGATTTACTATATAAATAGAAAGAGAAGTGTAAACTATGGAAAACACAACAGTCTCTTACAAATACCTGAAGTTGATTACTGGAGATGAACTAGTATCTGCGGTTCATGTTTCCGATGATAATCCTTCCACCCTTATGTTGGAGAGACCTTTAAGATTGATATTCATGCCTGATCATGCTTCTGGATCTTTATCCAGTTTTTATATTTCCTTAGGACCGTGGATACCCTGTTCAGATGATATTCACTTTACCATCAAGAAGGATAATGTGTTGGTTATGTCTAATGTCAGTCCAGAGATGATTCGGCAATATAAGATCTCTAATAAGGATATTGGCGGTAAAATTGTAAGCCCTGAAGAATCTAAAAAAATGATTGATAAGGAAATGCTTGAGGCTGATGAAAGGATTGTAAATTTGTTAGATGGTTTATCTCAACTAGAAGCGTTGTCTGATCTGGAAGACTATGATACCTCTACAGGAAAAACTTCATTCCCTCCAAGAAAAAAGGGCAAAAAACTTTTAAATTGACACTATATAATGGTGCTATATTGATTAGGATAAAATAATACAATGGAAAAAACAAAATCTAATACTAAAGCTAAAGCCAATCATTATGTTGATAATACATTGTTTTTAGATGAAATGTTAAAGTTTAGAAATTCAGTTATTGAATCTAAGCTCAACAATACCGAAAGGCCTCAGGTTCCTAATTATGTTGGAGAATGCTTTCTGAAGATTGCAGAACATCTTTCATATAAACCCAATTTCATCAACTATACCTTCAGAGAAGAAATGATTTCAGATGGAATTGAAAATTGTTTACAGTATATTGATAACTTCGATCCCGAGAAATCTAGAAATCCCTTTGCATATTTTACTCAAATAATTTACTTTGCATTTTTGCGAAGGATCCAAAAAGAAAAGAAACAGCTTTATGTGAAGTATAAATCATTAGAAAGGTCTGGAATGATGGAAGGTATTATGGCTCAACAGGCGCCCGGCGGAGGAGATGAATTTCGTTTAGGTAAATATAACGACAGCATTTATTCCAATCTCTATGATTTTATCGAGGAGTTTGAAGCTAAAGCGACGGCCAATAAGAAAAAGGCGGCCGCAAAAAAGAAGCCAAAGGCATAGTTGATATAATAAACATAATGGAAGGAGCATCTTACGATGGCTAAGATTGTTCTATTGACGGATACGCATTTTGGCGCCAGAAATGATTCTGCTATATTCAGAGAGTATTTTTTCAAGTTCTATAATGAATTGTTCTTCCCCTTTCTTGAAGACAATAACATTAAAACTGTTGTACATTTAGGTGATATTGTAGATCGCCGAAAGTATATTAACTTCAATACCCTAAAATCATTTCGCGATGATTTTGTATTTCGATTAGGTAGGATGGGAATTGACACCCATATTATTATAGGCAACCATGACTGCCACTATAAGAATACCAATCGTATTAATTCAATGGATACTTTATTTAGCACATTAGACGGTAAATATGAACCTTGGATATATTCATCGCCTACTGAAGTTAATATCGACGGTTTGAATATTCTTATGGTTCCTTGGATTAATTCTGAAAATTATGACGAATCTGTTGATCTCATAAAAACCAGTGCGGCTCCTGTTCTTATGGGGCATCTTGAGATTAAAGGGTTTTTAATGGACCAAAAGATGAGAAACCCTATAGGTTTGAACGCATCATTGTTCGATAGATTTGACATGGTTATGTCTGGTCATTTTCATCATAAGTCTGATAATGGAACAATCTTTTATCTTGGTAATCCATATGAAATGACATGGATTGATTATAATGATAAACGAGGATTTCATACCTTTGATACTGAAACTAGAGAACTAGAGTTCATTCAAAATCCTTATCGAATGTTTCATAAGATTTATTATGATGATACCGATAAGACATTTGAAGAGGTTACGATACAAGAATTCGAGAAATATAAGAACACGAACGTTAAAGTTGTGGTTCAAAATAAAACGAACCCTTATTGGTTTGATATTATGTTGGATGGTCTGTATAAAGTGGGGCCGAATGATGTGAAAATTGTAGAAGACTATAGTGAAGTTATTTTAGAGGATGAGATGGGTGTTGATCAAGCCGAAGATACTATGAGTATTTTAAACACATACATTGATTCTTTAAACTCTAATACAGATAAGACTAAGTTGAAAAGTTTGTTTAAAGAGTTGTACCAAGAAGCTAATACCCTTGGAACTGAATAAGGATTAATATGGCATTGGAATTTCAGAAGGTTCGTTGGAAAAATTTCCTTTCTTCGGGAAATAATTTTATTGAGATTGAACTAAACAAATCAACCAGAACACTTATTATAGGAAAAAATGGTTCAGGAAAAAGCACACTTCTTGATGCCATTACCTTTGGTTTGTTTGGAAAGCCGTTTCGCAAGATTAGTAAACCCACGCTGATCAATAGTATTAACGATGGATCGTGTTGCGTTGAAATTGAGTTTTGTATTGGGAATAAACGGTATCATGTGGAGCGAGGAATTAAACCCAATTTATTTAATATAACAATAAATGGAACTACACTCGACCAGGCGTCTAGTGTAAAAGATGCACAGGAATATTTTGAAGAACAAATTTTACACCTCAATTATAAGTCGTTTACCCAGGCTGTTATTTTGGGAAGCGCAACATTTCTTCCTTTTATGCAATTAACAGCAGCCCATAGAAGAGAAGTGATTGAAGACTTGTTGGATATTAGAATATTTTCAGGAATGAATTCTATTCTGAAAGAACGCATTAGTGAGGTTAAGTCTAAAATTTCTGATAATACACACAACATAGAACTAACTGAAGAAAAAATAGAAATTCATAATAATCATCTTAAAAAATTACAGACGAACCACCAGGCAAAATTAGAAAAAAATAGAGAAGAGATAAAAGAGTCCCATGAAACTATCGTGGCACATAAATCTGAAATAACAACTCTTTCCAATCAAGTGCAAAATTTAAATGTCACAATTACAGATCAAGATAAATTACAAAAATCTAAAAAATCTATAGAGGGGCTGTTGTTTAAAATACAAACAAATGAGTCTAAGATAAAAAAGGAAATTGATTTTTATACGGACCACGATGACTGCCCGACTTGTGAACAAAAAATTGATGCAGGATTTAAATCAAAGACTATTGAAAATAAGTCTCTTAAATTAAATGAATTAGAACAAGCATTGCTTGATCTTGAGGAAAAGGTTAAAGGAGTAGACAAGAGACTGTCAGAAATTTCTGGTGTGAAAGATCAAATTAACGAATTGCAAAATTCGATCAATGTGGAAAATAATTCGATTTCTGCTTTGACGCAGTATGTCAAAAAAATACAAGAGGAAAATGAAACCTTACAGGAAACAAAAGGTGATCTTAATAAGGAAAAAGAAACCATAAAAACATTGTTGTCCGAAACAAAAGAATTGGAAAAATCACAAGAGGCACTATCGAATACAAAATCATTATATCAAACGGCTGGTGATCTATTAAAAGATTCAGGAATAAAAACATTAATCATAAAGCAATATATTCCTATCATTAATAAACTAATCAACCAACACTTGGCTGATATGGATTTTTTCGTTCACTTTACTCTAGACGAAAACTTTCAAGAGACAATTAAAAGTAGGCATAGGGATCAGTTTTCGTATTATAATTTTAGTGAAGGTGAGAAGAAGAGAATTGATCTTGCCCTTCTGTTTACCTGGAGGTCTGTGGCACGACTTAAAAATTCAATCAACACTAATCTTTTGATTTTGGATGAAGTTTTTGATAGTTCATTAGACATGGATGGTACTGAAGAGTTTATGAAAATTTTATATTCATTAGGTGAAGGACAAAACGTGTTTGTAATTTCCCATAAAACAGACATGCTGCATGATAAATTTGACGCATCGATTAAGTTTGAAAAAGTAAGAGGTTTTAGTCAGGTGGCTGCATGATGGAAGAAAAAAAACCATGGATGAAAGGTTATGAGTTAGAATACCTTAAAGAAATAGAAACATTTTATTCGTATTATAATACATATGCCATGTCTCCTTTTAATTCATTCAAAAAGAATAATGTAGCAGAAGGATTGCACGACAAATCATTATACTTTGATGGAGATGTTGCATTTACTAGTAAAATTTCAAAAGCTGCTTCTCCTATTAATATGTACCGTGGTGTAGTTATTGGGAACAAACAAAAGGGCGACTGTACTATAAAAAACTTAGCATGGAAAGAGGGCTGTCAATCAAAAGCCCTTGCAATTTTAAAAGAACATGAGATTGATAAACCATGTTGGCTTTATGTTTGGGGGGAGGATGCGAATTCAAAAGAAGTTGCTTTGAAGGCAGGATTCTCTTGGGTTGGAACAAAAATTACAACCTTTGCTGAATTATATGGAATTTATTTCAGACCATCATTAACAGATAATGCGTTGTTTGATGTTCCAAGAATACATCCAGACAGGTTGCCTGAAGAGGATTTTTCTTTAGAAAAACTTTCGTTAGATGATGTGACTCCTTTGATTGAATTTTTATCAGAGCAAATTCAAAATTTGGACTTAGATTTCACGAATCATTATTCAAACTATAATAAAAATGGTGCATGGTCGGCACTATCGCTTCGTGGTTATACTCCTGATCCTGAATTTATTACCAAACCTATTGAGATGAATAAAAAGTGGAAAGAAGAACACGCAGACAAAATATTTGAAATGCAGGACACAATACTTAGAATGAATCTGGCTTCAGTCGAACTTATACTAGATTTGATTCCAAGCACATTTCATCGAATTAGAATTATGCGACTTGCTCCTGGAGGAGGGGAACTTGAAAGACATACTGATCAAGTTGATCCCGATTCTGGTATTCAAGACGGAAAAATTATGCGATTGCACTTTCCAATTATCACCAATGACTCTGTTGTATTTACCACATGGAATGTTGATGGTACTAAAAAAAATGTACATATGAAGGTGGGGGAATGTTGGTATATTGATACTCGCAAGCCTCACCAGGCCATAAATACTGGAAAAACAGATCGACTTCATTTGGTTGTTGATGTTGATGCAAATGATGATGTGAGAGGATTATTATGTTAGATGGTAATGACGCAGAATACTACCTTCAAATTGTGAAAGATTGGATTGATCCAAATCCTGAGCCAGTTCTTAAAATGCACGAAGATTATATCGTGCTTCGAGATGACCTTTTAGGTGCCGGGACCAAAGTTCGAGGTGTAGATTATCTAATCGGACATATGCCAGAGTTTAAAGAAACCAAAGAGTGGGTTTTTGGTAGTTGTCCTGCCACAGGATATGCACAAATTAGTCTACCTGTGGTATGTGGCAAGTATGATAAGAAGGCTGTGCTGTTCATGGCAGAGCGAAAGCGAGAAAACCTTCATGGCTATCAGATTAAAGGATTGTCGTTGGGGGCAGACTATCGTTGGGTCCCTAATGGAATGTTAAATGTGACACAGAAACGCGCCAAAGATTATGTAGCAGAGAATCCAACAGAACGTGCAGTTTTGCCTTTAGGCTTAGAGCATCCATCGGTGATTGGTTCTTTCATTAAAGTTGCCCGAGCGTTGCCTATTGAACCTAAAGAAGTTTGGACTGTAGGATCAAGTGGAACGCTCAATCGTTCTCTTCAATTGGCTTGGCCTGATGCAGAAATTCATGTGGTGTCTGTTGGACATACCATGAAGGAACGTGAGGTTGGACGTGCTATATATCATAGAAGTGAATTAAAATTTGACAAACCTGTCAAGCCAGAAGACGCGCCTCCCTTTCCATCAGCGCCCACTTATGACGCCAAGGCATGGAAATTTATACGAGAACACGCATCTTCAGGAGCATTGTTTTGGAATGTAGGAGCGTAATGTGAGAAAAGAACAAACAAGAAGACAAGCATTGAAAGAAACAGTTGTAACTCGTTTTGTTGGATTTACAGCCGCCCTTATAACGGCCGAACTATTTGTTTATGAGATGTTTGGAGTCACA